TCAGGATTGCCCTTTGATAAGGTCGGCAATCTGTTTACAATCTTTCTTTACTGACAAAGTATTACCAAAAAGATTGAGTAAATATTCCGTTTCAGTTTCTTTAATAGTTGAAACTAGATCTAAATTAACGAAGCGTTCTTCTCCGTCATCCACATACTTTGCTTTAATAAACTGTGTCATAGTTGTTTAAATTTAAAACATTATTAAAATAATAATTATCTGATATATATGTATACTTCTTCATCAAAACGAAGTATACATATATGTTTCATAATATTTGTTTTTAATATCTACATTTTATCGCAAAATAATTATTTTCGTAATTTTACATTACTCTTTTCTATTTTTGCATTTTTAGCATATACACTTATTAGAGATTTTACAATTATTTCTTCTGCCTCAGTGGTCAAAGGTCCTAATCTTATAGAGATATTTTTAAGCTTCTCAGGGTCTAGGGCTAAATCATGATGATTAAATCCAAGTTCTTTTCCACTCACAAGCGCATCATGTATTAAACAATTAGCATTGGGAGATTCAAAATCTGACTTCTTAAACGGATATATATGTAAAATAAATCTACATTCTTTTTGAAATTCCCATTTTTTATGTTTGTATATCCCTATTTTATCGAAATGAATCTCTCTCTTCCCATATTTGTCACTTATAATATTTTCCACTTCACTTCGCGGATTATCACGATAAATTACTTTCTTCAAAAATGGGTCGTTATTACAATAAGGCATTATAAAAAAATCCTCATTAACCATTTGATCTATTGATAAAATAGGATTGGAGCCATTAATAAATTCTAATTTTCCTATTTTGAGTTGATGTATTTTTTCAGATGTTTTAAGAAACATATCTTCATCGATTTCAATCCTAACCCCTCTTCCATTAGGAGTATACATTTTCCACAAAGCGATATTTTCATCTTTATCTTCAGTCCAGCAAGAAACAAAAGTATATTTTCCGAATAATACACGATCATACATTGCCGACTCTTCCACATCATCAACATAATCTAATTTAGTAAATCTGATTTTTTGACTTTTCAAGATAAGTGCCAAATTTTCAATTGATGTATATTGATATATTTTCATAACTCTTTTTTATTTAAACAACCCTAATGTCGTAGCGACACTACTAGCGATCGCTGTTATTGAGCTTATCGTTTCCAATTTTGATGGCTCTATATCTTTTGATAACTTAAGAAGCTCTAGGTTCAGCTTTTCAAGGTTGGCTCGAAGAAATTCTTCCTGAGCAGTGAAACCTCCATGATTAAAAAAATCATATATTATTTGTATTATCAAAAAGGAACTTCTCCTGTATCTACAATAGAACGAAGACCTTCTATGCCAAAATCCAATTTAGTCTTTTCTATTTCACTAAACTTAGAAAACGCTCCCTCAAATTTTAATCGAACATCTCCCGTCCCTCCCATACGCTGTTTTGCAACAATAAACTCAGCCAATCCTATCAAAGAATTTCCACGTTCATCTTCTGTTATCTTATAGTACTCAGGACGATGAATAAAACATACAACATCTGCATCATCACAAATAGTCCCACTATCACGCAGGTCCGTCAATTGAGGTCTCTTACCTTCTGCCCCATATCGTGATTTATCTTCGATATTTCTATTTAATTGTGACGCAACTATTATTGGAATATCTAATTCTCTAGCTAATGCCTTTAAGCGCCTCGTTATATAATTTAACTCTAAATATCTATTATCATAATATTTATCATTAACAATTAGCAGTTGCAAATAGTCCAAAAATAAAATTTTTACACCATTCTCTCTTACCAAGCGCTTTGCCTTTTCGCAAAATTGATAAATATCTAAACGTGGGGTATCATCAATATAAATAGGGGCATTATGCAATTTTTTAATTTCAGAATCCATCGTTTCCCATTCATATGGTTCCATATGTCCATTTCTGATTTTCTGATTAGGTATTTCACATAAATTCGAAATAAGACAACTTGTAACTTGAGCATCACTCATTTCAAGAGAAAACAAAGCAACAGGAATAGGCATACTCTGATCTAAAACCATATTTAACATCATGGACAAAAGAAAAGATGTTTTCCCCATTGCAGGCCGAGCTCCAATTACTATAAGATTACCATTTTGCCAACCTTGGGTAATTTCATCTATTGAACTAAACCCAGAAGCTATTCCACCAATACCATCCTTTTTATTTGAAACATATTCAAGATATTCAAGAGCTTTTTTCATAACATTATTTATATGTATAGGCTCCCTTTCAAATATACTATTTTTATTATTTTCAACTTCTTCCATTCCTTATGATTTAAAGTTTGTGATACTATCTTTATATTATTGAAATATTACATCTTGTTCCTGCGATCGATCTATCCCCGACTCATCTTCCCAGGTGAATTTAAACCTATGTGATAGCTTGTGCCCTGTACACAAAATAACAGCAAACTCAACACTTCCCTGAGGAAGTAAACTTGGAATAGGCAACGTATTATCAGCAATCAATAGATTTATAGAATTATCCATTTCTAATGACTCCGATTCGAAATTTATATTCGATGCTTTCGCTTTTCCCTTATTATATATCTTCATTCTCCACGCAGAATTACCTCTTCTATCCATAGTCTTAAAAACATAAGCCTCTATTAATGCCTGCTTTTTTTCTAACTCCTCTTCTTTGCTTTTTTGAAGTTGGTATTCATTTAGCTTTGTTTGTTGATCATTAAGCTGCTCTTGCTGAGCATTCAATTTCTTTTGTTGATTATTTAACCTACGAGTATGACTCACATACATATAAATACCTCCAATAAAAGTAAACAGGGTTATAAACCAATCTATATTTTCTAAGATATCATTCATTTTTACTTTATATTTTAAGAAAATGCAATTCGATGAAAACAATTGAATATCACATAACGAAATCGTTTGATAAAAAGACAGGGAAAATGCATCATACAATTGAATGCAATGGAAAAACTATATACAATTTAGAATTCAACTGTTCTGAAGCTGGATATGAGCCATCTTCTCCTGTTGATTATCTAGAAGCGGCATTGGCTGGTTCACAAATTAATATTATACCTCAATACCATCAGGAACTTAACAACGTAGCTTTTGAGTTGCATCTATTAAATGCATACAGCATTGATAATACTAAAAAAAGCCTATCCTTTATATCAAAAACAAAAGCACTACTAACCAAAGTATTATCCAAAATCACTTCAATCTAATTGATTTATTACCTTTAAAAGCATCTTTAAACATTTTATTTATATCTGCTTTCAAATCCACCAAAGCCTCATTTTTCAGATCCTCCAATTCATTATTGATGGTTTCTTGGTTCAATTCAACAAGCTCGTCATAACCTCCTAAATATTCTCGTCCACAACGTGTACATTTTATATATGTCTTATCTTCGTTAGGTTCAAAAGAAGAATCATCTCCGCATGTTATACAGCGAAGCTGAACCGTTCTGTCATAGTTATCTTTCATAATCTACAATTTATAGTTTAGTTTTTAAGGATACTGCTTTATCTCGACGATCATTCCATTTTACGATATTTTTTTCGTATCTTGGATCAGATGCAAAAATCTCTAGAGCTCTATCTATTACTGCTATTTCTTCATCAATCTTTTTCTCTTTTCTATAAATGATCATCAATCTATCATAAGAATGTGTAGCCGGATATCCTATTTCTAAATTCTTTTTATAAACTCTTATTGCAGCTTTAATATTTCCATCTTTTTCATATTCAATACCCTTATTATTGTTTTTTGCAGTATCAGACAACGCCTTATCTTTCCTTTTTTGCTCAGTAAGTTTTTCATCCCAGATTTTAATTAATCCGAGACCTACATTAAAAGATTTTTGTCCCATCATATAAGCAGCAAAATATTCATGACTCAAATCTCCCATAACAAATTGATATTTTTTCAATTGAGCCCATGTCATCTTTTTTGTATATTCCATACTAATACTAGTTTAAGTTGTTTTTATAATTGATTCCTTCTTAGTTTACCTGCCACCTTATAAAGGAACAAAATCTCATTCTTTGAGATATCACGATCCGGGAATTTCCGACGGCCATCAGGATTTAATTCCATATTATATGACACCATAGTCACATAATTATCTCCCTTAGTGCTTTCGTACAGATTTTTTATATATCGATCTTCCCGAGTTATGACAACGTAACACTGACCATAATCTACATCATCGCGCCCTTCAATCGGGCGTACAAATATCACATCGCCTGATTTGTACTTATCATACATGCTGTCACCAAAGACCATTATACCTTTACAACCCTTGAATGCCGGAATTGAAACCCACTCCATGATTTTATTCTCATCACCTTCTAAGCCTATACCGTTTCCAGCACAAACACGGATATCAAGTATTGGTTGCATGTGTTCACGATCCGGATGAGACACGACCTCACACTCAACAGGAACTGCATTACCGGAAGTCTCCTTCAGCATTTTACCTTCTCCCATTCGAAGCCAAACCGTGTTCAATTCCGGATACACAGTAGATATTTTATCTACATTTTGTTTACGCATAGTATCCCCTGTCTTTGAAACAAATCCATTACTAAACCCGCAGGATTCTTCAAATGCCCTCACACTTAACCCTTTATACTCTACAAAGAGAAGTAGTCTATCTCTAATACTTTCGGCCATATAACATTAATTATTCTTAAAATGAAGATTTTTAATCTACACAAATAGACTATTGTAGATTTTATTTCTACATTTGCACTATAAAGTTAATGCAATACGGATGTATCCGCAAAATAAAACGGACACAAAATAAGCAAAATAGATTATTTACTCTAAAAAAACAACACGAAATGGCAAGCAAAGCATTCTCATCTGCAATCGCAGAAGCAAAACATGAAATTGAGTTCATCAATTTTGAACTGGGTAGAATGGGACGCGAGGAAGGTAAAAAACCCCAAAGAAAAGCAGCTTTACTGAAAATCCTCGATGTTATCGATATGTACAATAACGATGACTATGAAAGAATTATCTCTTTGGGTAAGGTTGGCGAAGAATGCAAACTGGAAAATGCCAAAGCTCTACAAATAGAAGCTGTGCTGAGTGAAACCAAAAAAGTAATAGATGATTTGATTGGTACTATGTTGATTAGCGCAGAGCGTTTCGGAGACGTAGATCTTCACCAGAAAGTAATTGATGTGATCGGACAAAAAGAAATGATCAAGCGTAAACTAAAGATGGACCTTCCTCTTTGGGACAGTGACAACAAGTTCATTTTGGAAAATCTATAATAGCATATATCCCGGACGGGTTTCGCCGCCTTTCCGGGAACCAAGAAAACTATAATATAATAATGTATATGGAAAATCAATTGAACATTATCAAATCGAATCTTCCGGCTGGCTACGAGAAAACAATAGCTCAGGAAGTTGGTTGCTCAACCGGTACGGTTCACAATATTATGAACGCCAAACATTCCGGTAGATCAGCTTACAAGTCGAAGGTGATGGCCGTTGCGGTCCGCATGGCACAAGAGAACCTTAAAGCAATGCAGGATATAGCGGAGACAGCCGCCGGGTTAGAAAAAGCTACGTCATGAACCTGCAAGCTGACACAGCTCTTACCAAGCGTGAAAATCAAATCGCCGGCTTAGCCTTTTGCGGTTTAGCCAAAAAGGAAATGGCCGATAGGCTTGGAACCGCTTACGGAACTATCAACGTAATACTAGATAGAGCCTATAAAAAGACTGGAACCAGCAAACTTAATGAACTCGGGGCATGGTGGGCTAATAGAGCATTTGCTCTAAACATCGACTTTCCCCAGCTACAGCGATCAATCGTCGCTCTCTCTTTCCTTCTTATCATTTGCTTGCAGATCGCTTTAGATCATAACGACGATATAAGACGTGGCAGGCGATCAAGAATAAGAAGATACAGAATTGAAGAAGTATCTGAATTCGAAATTTAATATTAATAACTAAGCAAGGCATCCCAGGCAAAGCGTTGCAGGGTGTTTACACTAAAATCCGACTCGAATCTCTACAACCCAAAGTATTAATCGTAAACGGCATTGCTTAAAATGGAAGATAGAAAAATAGAAGAAATCGTAACCGCTAGTATTAAGATTGGCACTATTGCAACGTTGAAAGGTCTAGGCCTGCTATCGGAAATAGTAACTGCCGCTGATGCTGAACGGGAGTACAAAAAAGAATTGATCAACGAATGGCGGAAAAAAGGCTGGATTACCGGCTATCCGACAGGGAATTCAAAACGCGGGAAGTACTACTTCAAACGCTCCGAACTCGAAACCGCAAGCGCAATGGATATACTGGGAAATGCGCTACCGGCAAATAAAATTTTCAAAAATATATTCTGATGAAATTTGATTTTTGGGAACTCGAAGATATATCGAGGTGGCTATGCTGTGCCTTTTTCATAGCCTTAGCGATTCTAGGGTTCATTGGAATACTCAAGGGATATTTCCTGCAAATTATCACAGTAGCCGGGTTTATCCGCATGGCATACTGCGTATTGAAAGAATGGTAACTAACAAATAAATCATAATCATTATGTCTAAGACATCAAGTTCATCATCCGTAACGGAATTTTTAACAGGACTACTTACAATCTCTTTCATTGTCCTCAAAATAACCAAGAATATAGACTGGTCTTGGTGGTGGGTATTGAGCCCATTGTGGATTACCATATTAGCCGGTTTAGGTCTCATCCTTATTGGCTATTTATACGCCTACATCAGGTATAAATTAAAGCTCAAGAAATTCAAGAGATCATTGAAAAAAGAGTCAAACGAACCATCTAAAAATTAATCATTATGTCAAGCAAAATTATCGTAAAAGTAGAAGAGCTGAATGCTCTGCCGGCAACTAAGATTGTCGAGAATGAAAATGTTGAAGCAAAGTTCATTCAAATGTATAATGCTATCTGGGGAACACAGGCAGGTACGCAAATCTATCAAAAGGAAGTATTCAACTTTCAGAAATTACTTCGTGAAAACCCCGAACTAGCGACCTGCAGTAAAATGTCTCTCTATGGTTGCTTCTTGGATATGGCTGTAAACGGATTATCGCTTGATCCCACTGGCAGACCACATTGTTACCTACTTCCACGCAATGTTAAAACTGGGCATAAGGATGCCAATGGAAAAGATATATACGAGAAACGTGCATCTGTCAGTGTAACAGCTTATGGAGAACTTACCATGCGTATGCGCGCCGGACAAATCAAATACGTAGACAATCCTGTGATTGTTTATGAAGGCGATCAGTTCAGCGTTTCTCTCAATAAGGGTGTCAAGTTTGTTGAGTATTCTGCCAAATGCCCGAGAACGTCCACCAAGGTGATAGCTGCTTTCATTCGTATTGTTCGCAATGATGGATCAGAAGACTACCAATGGTTGATGGAAGGGGATATTATGCGCTTGAAGGCATACAGCGAACGTGCTAATGCGAAATGGAACGATCAAACGAAACGAAAAGAGAACGGTAAAGCCAACGCACTATACACTTCTAATGGCGGACAGATCGATCCAGGTTTTCTCGAAAACAAAATGATTAAACATGCTTTCGATGCCTATCCTAAAGTGCGTACAGGTCAGTTTACAATAATGGAAACAGAGGAAGAAGAACAAGAGATAGATTATGGAATTGAAGATGCCGGAGATGCAGAAGTCGTAACAGAGAACAATCCTTCTGCCGGATTCGGGGATAACACATCGGAACCACAGGCACCGACTGTGCAGGTACAAATTACTCAAGAAGACGATGACGCAGGATTTTAACTTATAAATCAACAAAATTATGGAAACAAACAATAGCAGCAATCTTCCAATCAAGCCGAAAGAGGTCAATGATATTATAGGAACTACTCCCAAAATACTAGAACGTAACGAACTCTCTGTATCAGGGTGCAACAAGGCAGGTGCCGCCCTATTGGATACCATAGAAGGTCTCCAGGGTATTAATTCTGATGAGCTCGATACAGCTGTCTCTGAATACCTCAATAAGGTAAAGATTACAGTTGTCAACATGAATGAACGTCGTAAACCGATTACCCAGATGCTTACAGCTATCAGTAAGATGTTTACTACGATGGAAAATCAGATTGATATAAAGGTTGCCGGGACTATTCCCTACCGTCTTCAGAAAGCGCGTAATGAGTATGCTGCTAAAAAACTAGCAGAACAGAAAAAACGTGAAGAAGAGGCTCGCAGAAAACAGTTAGCCGAAAATGAGAAGGCTCAATATAAAGCGGATATCACTCTATTGCTAGATACTACTTATGCCAATTATGTAAGCAGGCATATCAATGCTTTAAATGGTATGTACGATCATGCAACATTAGCATCTTACAATGATGTATGCAGACAAATCAAAGAAGCTAATGTGACTTTCAACTGGACCGATTTCGCCAATAACGTAAAAGATACTTTCCAGACCTTTTACATGGACGCAGCCACCCGAACCTGTATTAAAAACGAATTAGCTTCTATTAAGAAGGTAGAGTATGCAAAGCGTTACTCTTTTGAATTAGACGACTTGAAACAGTCTCTGATCGATCGCTTGCCATCTCTCCGGAAGCAGCTGGAAGAACAGGAAGAATTGCGACGCACCAATGCGGAAGAAGCAGCCCGGCAGGAAGAAATCCGGAAGCAGAAACAGCAGGAACAACTCCGTAAACAAGAAGAAGAACGCAAGCGACGAGAAGAGGAAGCCAAGGCCAAAGTAGAAGCTGATAAAGCGGCAGCCGAAATACAGGCTGCATTCGATTTCTCAGCCGCAAGTATGCCATCTACTCCGACAAAGGCAAAGGTTAAGAAGAAAATACAGATCACCAACCCTCAAGGATTTCTGCAGGTATATCAAATGTGGTTTACTCGCGAAGGAATCAATATGAGCATGGAGGATCTGGAAAAGGTACATAAGAAGATGATCACCTACTGCGAGAAAGTTGTGAATAAAGATGGCGAGCAAATCCAGTCCGCATTTGTAAAGTATGTCGACGATGTAACAGCTAAATAATATGGGAAAGAAATTTTACCTCACAAGCTGGATTAACTTCGGTAAGTACCGGAGTAGTCCAGCCCGGCTGAAGTCAATCATTGAAACCTCAGAAGGTCGAAAATGGCTACGCTGGATGATTGCTAACACAGTCACATTCGAGTTCGACAAACTAGTATTAGACTACCTAGAACAACAGGAAGAAAATGCAAGACACCTATTACAGCCGGTCTGAAGTCAGCAACTCTGACCTGACAGAATTAAAGAACCTCCTCTATCCCCGGACACAATACGGGAATAAGGAGAAAGCTTTCAAGTTCGGTAGCCTAGTAGACGCCATGTTGACGGAACAGGAACGGGTACGGTATGACAAACGCATGGTAGACGATGTATTGTATTCCGGCGAAGACTGGGAGCTGGCTCTGGCTATGATCAAGTCTCTCCGGATGGAAGCCCGCCGGGATCCCTTCCTGGCTCAAGTTTTAGTAAAGGCCGAAACGCAGAGATTTATGGTAAACAAAGCTCAAAAATTTCAGTACGGAAACTTTGAGTACACTCTTGACACTCGATGCAAATGGGACTGGTGGTTACCCACATTCGGCTTCGGTGGAGATTTGAAGACAACCTTCGCCCAATCTCAAAAACAGTTCGATGAAGCCGTCGACTTTTTCGACTGGGACCGTTCCCGTGCCTGGTATATGGATATCGCAGGAAGCCGGCAGGATTTCATTTATGGGATATCTAAAAAGAATCAGAAGATATTTAAGGTCTTTATCAAACGCGGTGACCCTATTTATCTGAAGGGTAAAGAAAAATACGACGAACTCGCATTCCGATGGTGGATGCTAATTGAATGAGATATGAAGAAGTTTTTTAAACAGATCATCGACTGGTTTATTCGAGTATTATCGACTAAGTGCCCGGAGTGCGGTGCACCAATGGTCGTGAAAAAATACCAGACAACGGTCAAAGGAGAGTGTTTCCCGGTACTCCATTGTACGGGATGTAATCACGAGTATATCTTAAAATAAACAGAATGAATCTGAATATTACACCGATCGAGAGTATTGCCGAAGAATTAGCAGTAATCGACTCTTATCTGAATATCACAATGAGCGAAGATGTGCAGGAAGCTGTTCTCCGCGGAAATGACTTGGCTGTCTATATTGCTCGAACCGGAAAGCTGCTGGCCGATGCCAAGTACTTTCTAAACGGGAAAAAGAAGTCTGAGGTATTCGACACTCTCAGAGAGACAGCCAGCCGGGCAGGTGCAACATCTAAGGCTGTGAATGCGATCATTGATAGTTTATGTAAAGAAGAACAGTATCTCGTCGATTGGTGTGAACGTTTGAACCGGACCGCGACACATCAGCTAGAGTGGTGTCGTACTCTTATCAGTAAGGCCAAGGCAGAAATGTCCCTGGCTCCACAGATGTACAATAATAACAATCCTAAATTTTAAATGAGCATGGAAGAATTAGTAAAAGAACAACCCGTGTACGAGATCCAGAAAGTTAAAGTAAAAAACAACCAACTTACTGCCGAATACACTGAAAAGTATTTAGATGCGAACTACAAAAACAACATCATCAAGGATTCAGAGCAGTTTATTCATTCCGATTTACGTTATGCTCTCGATCGTCTCAAACCACACGTGGTAAAAATATGCGAAATGCACGAGGCTACCTTAGTTAATGTAGCCGAACCGTCCGATGATGATTTGAACGAAAAGTTGAAAAGCATCATAATTACCGGATACAGCAAAGGCGGTAACGATGAATCTGCCGGTGCATCAATCCAGGCACAAAAGCTGCTGAAAAGCGGACAAGTTTTGAATCTTTCTGTTCCGTTTACAAAATATGAGGACGAAACCGGCGACGGTTACCCGTATGGCGCAGAGCTGAAAGAAGCTATCGATCGGTGTAGTTACGAAGTAGACGCTTATCTCTTCGAAGGCAAATGCGGGATCAAGCAAGAATCATTCGATTTTGAAGCTCCTGAAGAATCCGATATCACAGGCGAAAGCATTGTTGAGAAACCCAAAAAGCGTGGACGCAAGTCTAAAAAAGAACAAATGAACGAAGCCGCAGAAGAAGTTCCGGCATTCGATCCGTACGCTTAATCATCTAACAATTATCACTATGTTAATTACACTGCAAAATACTCAATATGGGAGCTATTACGCAGTCAAGTTTGACCGGTATCGTCAGCAGGTAGTAGACAAATTTAAAGAATCTATTACCGTTGACGGCCGCCGGTGGGACAAGGCTAGCGGAGCTTGGTTGGTACCTGCCACGAACAAAGGCAAAGCCGAACTTGATCAGTTTTCTTATTATATCAAACATTTTGAGCCAGTTATCTGGGGAGATCAGAAAGCCGTAAAAAGCGATAAAGATATCGCCTATACACTCCCGGACATGCCGGAGCTGGAAGGTGATCACGGGCTTAAGATACAGCCGTACCCATATCAACTTCAAGGCATAGCACGTGGATTACAACTAAAACGCTTTATCAATGGCGATGATATGGGGCTCGGTAAAACCCTAGAGGCTATCGCTACGATCAACAAAGCGAATGCTTTCCCCTGCCTGGTTATCTGCCCGAACGTAGTTAAAATCAACTGGCAAAGAGAGTGGGCGAAGTTCACCGACAAGAAAGCTATGGTCTTAACCGACTCGGTACGCACCAGCTGGCCTTTTTTCTGGCAAACAGGCATGAATCAGATTTTCATTGTAAACTATGAAAGTCTGCGGAAGTATTTCGTCCGTAGGATCACAAAGTCCGAAAAATGGACTCTTAAAGATGTGGAGTTCCATCAGACGATAAAACTCTTCAAATCGGTAATTATAGACGAATCCCACAAGGTAAAGTCAACATCTACACAACAGAGTAAGTTCTGCAAAGGCATCGCTTCCGGAAAGGAATATATCATTCTGCTGACTGGTACACCCGTTGTCAACAAACCTAATGATCTTGTTTGCCAACTAGGGATTATGGATCGCATGATTGATTTCGGAGGATGGAAATATTTCGTTTCCAGATATTGTTCTGGTCCCAACGGAGCCTCCAACCTGAAGGAGCTAAACTTTATGCTTTGGAAGAATTGCTTCTTCCGGCGAGAAAAGTCCAAAGTACTTACCCAGCTTCCGGATAAAGTTCGCCAGGTTATGAGCTGTGATATCACAAACAGAAAAGAGTATCAAGATGCCGAACGTGACCTGATCGATTACTTGAAGCGATACAAGGAAGCAGATGACGAAAAGATTCAAAAGTCACTAAAAGGAGAAGTGATGGTCCGCATCGGTATTTTGAAAGATATTACAGCACGTGGTAAGTTGAAAGAGGTAATCGATTTCGTTAAGGACTTTCGGGAGAACGGGAAAAAGATTATCCTGTTCTGCAACCTGCATGAAATTGTAGACCGGCTACTTGTCGCCTTTCCTTCAGCCGTATGCGTCACTGGTAGACAGAATATGCAGGAGAAACAGGCTTCTGTTGATGCCTTCCAGAAGAACCCAAAGACGGACATTATTATCTGCTCAATCAAAGCGGCCAGTGCCGGTATTACCCTTACCGCTGCGAGCGATGTAGCTTTTATTGAGCTACCCTGGACGTATGCAGATTGTGATCAGGCTGAGAGTCGGGCACATCGTATCGGGCAGAAAGACTCGGTGAACTGCTATTATCTACTCGGTCGCCGGACGATTGACCAGAAGCTCTACCGAATCATCGAAGAAAAAAAGCACATCAGCAATGCTGTTCTTGGTGCCGAAGATAATATACAAACTAACATTGTCGATATGATGGCACACATGTTCGACGAAACAGAGGAGGACGAATAATGAATGTGAGTTTAAGTGTTGATCGAGTTAAGGAGCAAAGAGATGCTAACAAATACCCGAGAAGAAAATGTATAAAATGCATTCGATATCCTTGTTTCAAAGGCCAGGGAACTCCAATGCATCAGGTCAACTTTGCCGCTTACGGTTGTAAACAATATAGTAATCATGAGGTACGCACTGAGAAACCAGGAAAAAATAAAAAGCGCATTAGGAGAAGATCTTCTTCTGCGAATATTGGAAAGTCTTAAACAAGGCTTCGAACTATGGGGTGATGATATTGACAAACAAATAGAATCAGTAGATGGTCACCCCTTCCCTCTTCTAACACTTGATGATGCAGGGCATTCAAGTAATGTTGTTGCATTTTATGTGATAAAAAAACAATACAATGTCTACACATTAGCTTTCAAAGAGTTTATCGATTAATATAAAAAGTTATGAAACAGATAGAAATTAAAGAATACAGAATTGAACAACCTAAAATTATAGGATATCTAAGTAATAAGTCAATTAAAACAAGAATAGCTGTTTTTCAACCTATTGGGTGGTTTAAGAGGCTTATGATTAAGTGGTGTTTTGGATTTGAGTATGAGAAAAACTAATAAGAACTGAATCATGAGTAAACAAAATAAACAGTGTCCCGAATTTCCATATTTCGGAGCTACATATCCAGACGCTAGATGCATTAACGGATACTTATACGATATGGATGATTGCGATAACGATGGAAATCTATATGAGCGTGATAATGGTATTCCATGTCCATTCTGTAATACAGAAGAATTTATCAAATACGATCCGTTCAGCAAGGTTGATGAATTTATCGAAAATGACGGAACCGGATTTGATTCATGTGTTGCAAAGGCGATACCCAAAGTTCAGGATTGGTATTTGGGTTGGATAGAGAAAATGAAAGAACGATACTAATTAACAAGAACTGAAGAATAATATTTAATAAGAAAGGAGTATAGTTATGGCATTTTTAGCTGTAAACAGAAATGGAGAGGAATTAATATTTAATGACCTTCCCACTTATGACAGAGTAGAAGATACATGGAAAGTTTTAGGAGTTAGGTCAGAGCTTGTTTATGATGATCCACATGACTTCAGTGCAGGTACGCATGAGGAAACCGTAGATGATGATGATTACGGTGTCACCTTACCTAAAGGAACAATTGAAAAAATTATTGGTGGTCCGTTGTCATTAGCTAATAATCCGGTAGAAATTAACTAACAACTAACAACAATTGAACATGGAAAGTCAAAGCGCAAAACAAATCCTAGCTACATGGGTGACGAAGGTTAAAGGATATTGCACACCGGTTGTTTCTTATGATGACGCTGTTCGCTCCGTAGAATTGGCAGAAAAAGAAATAAAGGAGAAAGCTATAAAAGCGCACTGGAAATGCTGTCATAATCTATCAAAGGACAATGATCAAATGTGTAAACATCAGACAGATTGTGACAGGAAGTGTTTATATATGACTGAATTTGTAAATCAACTTTAATAATAACTGAATATGAAATGGATTGGAATTGCATTGATATACATTGCATTCTTTGCTTTGATAGGAACAGCATGCGATTGTGTAAATAGTGCATGGCCACTATTAGCACTAGTTTTTACACCTAAAATTAAACAAACAGACGATGGTGACAACATTTGATAGTGACTATAAAGTCAACAAACCTTTTGCAAATTTTTTAACGCGTAGATCGGAATTCGGGAAGTACATGAAAGGAATATATGTTTGTCAAACAGGATTTGTTTCGATTTATTCAGATGATAAATCATCAACATTTGAATACTTCCGGTCCGGCAGAATCTACTCCAGGACTATTCATGGGAAAAGCTTTACACAAAGGAGCCTGGCTGTTACAGCCGGGAAATTTGACCGGCAGGTTGAAGCTATGTTTGAATAAAGAAAGGCAGCGCCTCACAGCGCCACCCTCTCACAACCGAGAACAAATATATTAAATAACGACAACTATGGCAAGTGAGGCTTTGAATAAATATATAGAGAAACGTTACGACAGGTGGCTTGATTACGCTAAGTATCACTGCTCACTTGCCGGAATGACAGACGAGGCGATCGACGTGTTAAACGAGGTCATGTGCATGCTATTACAAAAAGATCTGGAATATATATCCCGGCTTATGGACTCCAAGCAAGGTAAATATACCGAACTTGATTTTTATGTCCTGCAAATGATCAAACTAAACGTGACCTCGGACACATCCCCCTACCGGCATAAGTACAAGCCTATCCCGGCAGATGACAACGTTGACTGGCGACGGCTTAACATTATCGACAACCAGGAGGAAGAACCGGATAAGAACAAATATATATGTAACCGGTTGCAGGAAGTCAGGGAGATATTAGATAGCCTTGAAATATCTGAAAGTGCAATCAAAATATTTACCTGGAAGTTCTTCGCTGGAGAATCATTTGCAGACTGGCCAGGTCCAGAAAGTAAAAAGGAATTGTATGAAACTTATAAAAGAGTATTCAAAGCAATACTCGATAAAAAAGACGGGAGGCTATTATTTTAAAGGCTGGATCAATCATCTAGCCTTTTTTCTACATTGCTTCCAACTTAGCTTTAAGCCTTTTCATTCGATTAATATCAGATAAAAAAATTATTTTTCGTTTGTAAATATACGAGTTGTTGTGATTCGTTATTCTACAGAAAGCATGTTATTCAATGGAATCCAAACTTTTCACTAAACAGGAATTATCTTGGTCACATACCAATACTTTTTTTCCCTACAAACAGTTACTTCATATGCATTTGACAATCTAGCGGTCTCTGTTTTTTTATAAATACATTTTTCAATTATTTTCTCATTAGAAAATATATTCTGCTGTCTTTTCAGGTAGAATAGTAAAATATCGCCTGAATTAGCTGCAATTGCTTCTTTGAAAGTCAAATCATCTATAAAACTACTATCAAATCCCTTTTCATTAATATTTCTTTTTAACAATTCAAAATCTCTTCTTATCTTTTTAATTTCTTTAATTGTATTTTTACGTGAAATTGGAAAACCTTCTATGACAGGAACCTCTGATTCAGAGATATATGTAACATAATATTTTACAGCATCATTATCCCTTTCTATTTCTTTTATATTTAAATGGAACATTCGATGTGAATTATATCCTGACTTAAATAATTTATAGCAATTATTAAAACGTCTTCTTTTAAAATCCATCGACAAAAAATTCCATGCTTCATTGTATTCTTTTTCAGAAATATTTTTATAGAACAATTTAATACAATTATTTGGATTAGTTTTAGGATCTTTTAATGAATCAAGTTTTATATTAAATTTATGGGAGAAAACTTTCATATCGTCATAGCTCAAAACGCTTAAATTCCTTATATCAAAAGGGAGCTTATCTACTTGAACTTTTTCATTCAATGTAAAAATAATGTTGTCTGTAGAGTCATGATGTCCATGATAATAACCAAACTCATAAAACACATTAGGATTATAATTTGAAATATCAACAATTGTGATATCGCTTTCTTTTATATGCCTAAATATCTTCTTTAATACATCTGCATCACCTTTTGAACTCACCCTTTGAGCTTCAATACCTCTAGATTCACAGGCACGTATGTAAAAATCATATATTTCATTGAATTCATCATCAAAAGGCATAATAATAAAGCATTTCATAATATATAGAATTAGAGTTATAAGCAAAGATATACATTTTTGGCTCTAAATATATTTTTCTAACAAAAAAACATACCTTATCTATTAAAAATCAATCCAAGTAGATATTTTATAGAAATTGATTCTAATAAATCAATAAAAAATCGCCCCACCCTCACGGGCAGAGCGATCGAATCAATAACCTTAAAAACTAATACTATGAAAAACACTATTCAAAATTTATACATAAGTAATATATAAAGTTCTTCTATCTATTTCTTCGGACCAACCAAACGACAACGTAACCAATACCTAACAAAAGGATTCCTGAAAGTGCTCCAATAGCCCAACCACCTACGTTCATTTTAACCTCTTCCCATTTGGTTAATTGCCTTTCTACCGGATAAGGCACTTGAATCTCTTTTTGCTTTGCGTTCAGGAGAGAATCATACTTGGCTTGTAGTAATATATAATCACTATTCAATTCCCGATACCGTTCTCTTTCCCTGTAAAGCTCAGTCCGGATCACATTACCTTTATCATCGATAACGATAACGGTCGAGTCTTTTATGACAGTTGAATCACGAGTTACAATCTTCTCTTTGATAATTATCGAATCGTGAGTTATAACAGAATCACGAGTCTCTATATTACTTTCAATCGGAACGTACGGGATTCTGCTCCGGCAACCGGTAAACAGAATCAGAAAACAGACTATAAATGTTGTTTTCATGGCTTTACAATTATTTCAGGTAAGAAACTCTTATACTCGGGGATCACATCGAAACAGGGACATTCTTTGATACGTTCCCAGGGATCGACCTTACCATTATGATTTGTATCTGGCGAAATATCCCGATGTCCGATTACCTTTACAATCGGATATTTCCGGCAGAGATCATTTACCAAATAGTTCAGACTTTCTTTCTGTGCAGTTGTTCGAGTGTCGGCAGCCTGGCCGGAAGAGTTAAGCCCTCCAATGTAACAGATAGCAATACTGGAGCCGTTGTAGCCTTTTGCGTGCGCTCCGACCTCCGACTCGTCGCGCCCAGGTTCAATTGTGCCATCTAAGCACACAACATAGTGATATCCGATGCATTTCCAATGATTCTGTTCACGGTGCATGCGATCAATATCATTTGCATGTAGATCAACACCAGGTTTACTGGCCGAGCAGTGAATTATAATTGTATCGATCAATCTCATTTTATTCATTATTTAAGCGGTGATAAAAATCTAATTTAATATCGTCGTAAGCCGCAGCGACATTGGTGTAAGCTCGGCTATTATTAGGTCCGGACGCATTATATATTTCGCCCTCTACAACCTGCGCAACCTTCTCAATCCATTCAGGCGAAGTATATGCAGATAGTTTCTTCCCGCGATAGGTATAGCAGTCAAAACGACTGTTTCGATCTTCATGCATATTACGTAGCAAGTTCCGGATCTTCTTACTTGTTGCCTCATGGTCAATAATATGGTTCTCTTCCCTGATTTTTTTAATCAATCGGCAGACCTGTTCTTTTGCAAGATCGAAATAAGCACCAGATGTATTCTTTATTCTTAGTTGTGTTTCCGGAAGAAGTCCTTCGGCTATATTCGTCATTAACCGGTTATTTTCCCCTATATTTTCTCCTAATATTTTAAGTTCTTTGGTATAATCAACTATGATACGATCAATAATACTTTTAAACCATTTGAAACATGCATACATTAACCCAGCAGACAATATAAGAAAAAAAGCGGCAGCCATTGCCATCATACCAACATCACCAATACTTTTTGCCACAGCTGTAGCAGTTTCTATTTGTTCCATCTTCTGAAATTTACAGGGGCGACCAAAGCCACCCCTTGATAACCTATACTTTATTATTTTTCTTTTTCTTCGCAAATAGACCTACTATCCATTCTATCAGTCCTGTATCAAATATCCCATTCGCGGCCAATGAGACACCCAGTCCATAAAGCAGAGCCTGCCACCATTCCAGACCATTTAGAAAGCCCAAATGAAAAGCCCAGCCAAACATCGTAACGGCGATACCGGTTATCCAGCTAATAATCTGAATAACTATAGGGCTAATTGATTTAAAGATTCTCTTCACTCCTTCTACTACAAAAGGGATAATGGCTACCAAGCCGGCAAAAGTGGTAAAAGCAGATGAATAATCAGGAGTAGGTTCCACTGTCGTTTGAGCATATACCCCTACATACGTTAGCATTAACGTTAACATTAACAATACAATCTTTCTCATACTTTATTCTTTTAAATGATTAAAAATTAATATATAAAAATCTATCTAACTTTCACTTGGCTCTACTCCCGGCTCGTCCAATATCTTGTTGTATGTATCCAAAACAAACTCAGAAAATCGCCCATCAGCATCTAGGTAGTCTACTTTAGCCTTCAAATATTCAAGTTCTTCAGCAGTAATATCGAAATCCTTTACGTCAGTGATAGCTTCAGCACTCCGGAAAGAAACGTCATACTGACCATGTCCGGTCTGAGTCATTACAACTTCACCAGCTTCCTCTGTTGAGAGGTTGATTTTGGAGACGATGGATTTTTTCAATGTGATACCCTGACGACTGTCGTAGTCGGGCAGGACTGTTTTCAGGATCAAAACTCTGTCTTTTAATGTCAATTTCATATTCGAATATGTTTAAATGTTATTGAAATATTATTTTGATACAACTTATTCTTTCCACAACTCAACGATCAAGCCGTTTCTAACCGTAAACCGGGCGTTGTCTAGGTCGATATTATTATCGAAAGAAACGCCTGTCCAATTCTTTCCTCCAGCACGCGTCATAAGAGATGTTGCCAACATTGGACCGTCAAAATATCCAGCATAGGTGGTGTCTGAATCAGGATAGTTCTGTGGAGAGGTGTATCTTGAACCATAAATGGCTGCACCTCCCGCATTGCTACCTACGGATTTAACTCCAAACTTACCTTCTTGGCTGGCATTGAAAGAGACATCGATTACCCCTTCATTTCCTGTACTGAACCCAAGTTTCAAAGATGTTGAACGGTTACCGAAATAATCGTTTTGATTCCATGTGAGACGGCCGTTGCTACTAATTGTGAATCGCCCAATCTTCCCACCAGAGAACTCGCAGTTAGAACCAAAAACCTTTCCATCCCGTTGTACGCGAAAAGGGGCAGAACCGGGGGCTGAACTACCAGCCCAAAAACGGATTGAACTAGCCGCATTACCCCTTCCCATGATGCCGGCCTGCTGGTCACGAAGCATAATGGCATCATTGGCAGTGATTGTTCCATCGGAAACCACACTTCCATCGTTATACACTTTGAATGTAGCATTGTTTGCATTATCACCACCCGACCAGATTCGAATAGATCCACTTCCGACCAACCCCGCAGATCCTCCGAAGGTCATAAAGCCAGAGGCCGAGAAAACACCCCGGTCGATGCTGGCCTCCGTATTGCCGTCCACGGAAGATAGTTGCCAATCAGAAGAATAGTAACTGCCGGACTTACGGCTTTGGATACAGACACGGATGGTACCTTCCGACGAACCGTAGCCACTGATCCACTGGTCGCCCGCATCGTAGGGAGGGCGGGGTTGCGAAAGAAAGACGCGCCGTTTACCGTCGGCCTTCACGTCTGCGGCTTCGGCTACCTCACGGGCGGCTTCGACGGCTGCCGGATCAACGATTTCACGCCAGTTATTATCAAATGGACCAACATATGTCTTCAGTACACCTGTGGAAGTATTATACCACATGTCGCCTACATGTTCATTCTCCGTTCCAGACGACCATGATTGCCACGGGTTAGAGGACTGGTAATAGGTATCTATCTTTCCGTCAATATCAGCCTGCATTTCCAAGATTTCCCGGTTAATTTGGTTAATCATCGTGACTGTACCATATTTGGAGAGGTCTGGTTTATCCTTTATATTTTCATACCCTGTTGTACCTGAAGCAAAATTAAGTCTACCATATATAGTCCCATTGATCAAGTCTATAACAACACGAGCCATTTTATCTTTTATAACCCCAGTCGTAATTGTCTGACCAGCAATTTCTGTATATCCGTAATTGGGTAACCAGCTGCGGACACTATCCTCCGGAGTATTCAGCACACCTACCCAAAAATGGTAATAACTAGCATCGTCAAGTAATTTTATTTGTCGTTCAGAAACTAATATTGAACCAGAGCTTCCTTCTCTTGAACATTTTGCGTACACATAATACGGTATAGAATTATTCAACCGGTGAGAAGATGCTGGTAATGTCCATTCACGGATACTATCCTCCTGAATAGTAAAATGCACAAGCTTTCCGGCAGTACTCTTAAAATAGTTCGGATCATCATCTGCATTTGGGATAAACTTTACCCCTATGAGATCCATTTGCTGTGAATTGGTACCGACAATCAACTGGGCTGTATGTACTGCCAGCGGCTTAATAAGCTCTGTGAAATAGTCCCCTTCCGGGTCAAACATCATGCCGAGTGTTTCCATCACATCTCGCCAAGAACGCTTAGTCCATTCACGAACAGGCTTAACTTTATCCTCAATCTCGTCCGGAACCTTATTAACGTCATCGACCATATCCTTAAAGCCATTTGACTCTAAGAAGTCAGACAGGGTTAACTCATACCGGTATGTCGGTTTATTATCGTTTTCAATATACCGCTTAACCTTTGTTACACGGATCTCGCGATTGATCTTTAGCTGTTCGGAGTAAACGCCAACCATCTGACCACAGGCTATGAAGAGATTCAATTGTCTAAATAGGCCTTCATCACATTTACCTCTTAACTGAACACGCTTTTCACAGTGTTCATCAAGCCATTTCTGAGCCTCTTCTTGCAGTTGTTTTTCGGCTTTGTCAATATACGATTGCGGCATTTTCAGGCCGGTAAGGATAAACTTATCACCAACAGAAAAATTGATGTCACCGGGGACGGTCAAAGCGTTTTCCTCCTTGTTCTCCTTCAACTTGAACTGTTTCTTTGAATTATCCCATGAACCCTCTACAATAGCAAGATCATAGCCGGCCAATCCACCGCTCTGAAAGGTTACAATAACCTCCACATCATCAATCAAACAATCCTTCAGGTTGAAATCTACATCACATTTGAGCGTAAGAGTATCAATCTTATCCGTTACTGTAAACTCTCCCTGCGGGAAAATATGATCGAACTGTATTTTCTTTTGTCCCAACCGACCGTATTTATCGGTATTCTTTGATAACTCGGTCAATCCACCAGGCAACATTAAATAATCAGCACCATAACCTGAACCGAGATTTTTATCAGATCCATACGGAAAAATAACAGTTGTCGGTCGAACGTCTTCAACTGCCGATATCTCCAACTCGGTAAAGCCAAGACCTTCTCCTTGTGCTAATACTAAACCATTACTTGAATATTCACGTTTACCGATACTCATTGTCTTACCTGATATCCAATACTCGGTATCCAGCTCCTTCACGAATTCATCAAGCACAGCACCTACGCTTTTATCCTTAAAGGATAGTGTAATCATACGTGATTCAATGCATGAACCAGCCGACCAACCAGGATCTTCCCTATTCATATTTTTGACAAACAGGTTCAACCAATCACGAGCTGTACCAGTATAATAATCAAAATTCTTTTTAAATTCAGGTTTCCCGTTTAAAAAGAAAATGACATCTTCCAGATCATACCTACCTGAATAGAGAGTAACGTTATACTCATAGCCTAAAGACGTCTCCCGTTTAACAACCTTCTCGTTATGCCGAATCTTATAAATGTTACCTTCGAAGTCCACATAATCGTTTATATGAAGGTCTACAACTTTACGAGACAAGAAGTTTAGAGTAAGCGTATGCTCACCCATGATCTCTTCCACCGTACAAGAATTGTTCTTCAAGTAAACGTCACAAACTACTATATTTCCGCGTTTTATTTCCATTCGTTGTAAATTAAAAAACACGACAAACAGATGATTAAAAATTCTGTTTATCGTGTCTTAAAATATATCCAGAATAGACTTTTTCTTGGAACCTGAAAAGTTAGTTTATACGCCGCCCTCGTCAGAGAGAAGAAAATCTTCTCCCTGACGAGGGCGGCTGGCGGACAGCCATATTTTAAGACCGACCTAAAACGAGCGCCTTCAGTTCTGCCAACTCTTTCTCCACGCTAGATAACTTACGAAGCGTCAACGTGAAAGTCTTATCTTCATAGTCGTACTTACAGCTGTCTGCTTTCGCATAGTCATAGTGCTTTTCAGTCAGCGTCTCTTTATCCTGGTTGTCTGTGTACACAGACAACTCATCTTTTCCTACCAGCACATTTTCGATTTCTTCAAAAGATGTACCCTCCAAAACCAATACCAGCTTATCTCCTTCAGGTTTAGCCGATCTACATTTGATACTTTCTACTTTCATAATTAAAAACAATAAAATTGTAATTCTGATATTCCACAATAACTTGCATTGAAACCTTCAGTTACGAGTATTCTCCAATATCTATGCCGTCCCTGAGACTTTTTCATAAAGATCCTATTCATCACTCCCGTTGACTTTTCAATCGTAAAAGATTCTACGTCTGTCCAAGAACTCCCATTATCTGAACACTGTATTTTGAATGATTTTGGAGGCTGGATGCCACTGTTATCCGTGCTACCTGCCAAATCAAAATACATACAGCCCACAATCTGATCAAAACAATAGCCTACATAAGCATTATTTGCGGTTGTACCAGAACCGTAAACAAAACCTGTAGATTGTGAAGTACCCACATTGCCATCAAAAGCATACCAACCGTATCGATTCGAATAAATTGGTGATGTAGAAGCCAATACCCTTGAATCATTCGCTGTCAACTTTGGAACTTTAATAACTACACTGCTGGAAGCGAGCGCAGACATTGCTGTCGAGCTGGAAGCGAGCGCAGACATTGCTGTCGAGCTGGAAGCGAGCGCAGACATTGCTGTCGAGCTGGAAGCGAGCGCAGACATTGCTGTCGAGCTGGAAGCGAGCGCAGACATTGCTGTCGAGCTGGAAGCGAGCGCAGACATTGCTGTCGAGCTGGAAGCGAGCGCAGACATTGCTGTCGAGCTGGAAGCGAGCGCAGACATTGCTGTCGAGCTGGAAGCGAGCGCAGACATTGCTGTCGAGCTGGAAGCGAGCGCAGACATTGCTGTCGAGCTGGAAGCGAGCGCAGACATTGCTGTCGAGCTGGAAGCGAGCGCAGACATTGCTGTCGAGCTGGAAGCGAGCGCAGACATTGCTGTCGAGCTGGAAGCGAGCGCAGACATTGCTGTCGAGCTGGAAGCGAGCGCAGACATTGCTGTCGAGCTGGAAGCGAGCGCAGACATTGCTGTCGAGCTGGAAGCGAGCGCAGACATTGCTGTCGAGCTGGAAGCGAGCGCAGACATTGCTGTCGAGCTGGAAGCGAGCGCAGACATTGCTGTCGAGCTGGAAGCGAGCGCAGACATTGCTGTCGAGCTGGAAGCGAGCGCAGACATTGCTGTCGAGCTGGAAGCGAGCGCAGACATTGCTGTCGAGCTGGAAGCGAGCGCAGACATTGCTGTCGAGCTGGAAGCGAGCGCAGCAAGGGCTGCGCTGTTCGACACGATCGCCGACATGTTTGCAAAATTTTCAGGCTTGTAACTTGAACTTTCCAAGCAACCGATCGCGTACTTTGCAATAAACGAGTTACTATCGGTCACTACCTTCCACGACACAGAATTATTTAATATAGCATTACGCGCAATTCGGCTTGCCGAGAGCGCGTTCATGGCGATCTGGCTTGCCGAGAGCGCGTTCATGGCGATCTGGCTTGCCGAGAGCGCCGTGCACGCGCTGGAATTGCTCGCAATTGCCGCCATATTTGCGAAATCCTTCGGCTTGTATGTGGCACTCTCAAGACAACCTACTGCATACTTTGCGATGAATGCATCTGTCTCTGTAACCACCTTCCAGGCCAGCGAGCTGGAGCGGAGCACGGCGCGGCCGTGCTCGCTCTCAGCGAGGACGGACATAGCCTGCTCGCTGAGAGCGAGTTTTTGTACCCTTGTAAGGTCTGCTATCATCGCCTCGCCCGCTTCGCGAACATTGGCGATGATAGCGAGGGCAGCCGGGGTGCTTATCAGTATGTCAAATGCGTTAGCATTTTCAAAAATATTATTATAGGCGATGTCGCTTCCGGCGACGGCCTGCATAGCGATGTCGCTTCCGGCGACGGCCTGCATAGCGATGTCGCTTCCGGCGACGGCCTGCATAGCGATGTCGCTTCCGGCGACGGCCTGCATAGCGATGTCGCTTCCGGCGACGGCCTGCATAGCGATGTCGCTTCCGGCGACGGCCTGCATAGCGATGTCGCTTCCGGCGACGGCGCTGCACGCCGTCTCATGTACTGCCAGTTCCGCACATGCGATCTCCGAGCCTGTAAACGCCTGCATTGCTGTCAAATCTGCAACCAAGGCCGTTAAAGCAATACTATCGTCTAATAAATTTGTTACAGTCGAATATCCTTCCGGAGACAAGGATAGCAATCCTACCAAATATTTTGACATTGGCATAGTCCCCAACCTGATACTATCGTAAGCACCTGGAGCCATAACAATAAATGTCAGAGCCTCTTCCGTAACAGCGACAGTATTCATCGCCGGAGCATCACCCGCAACAGATACCATATTATGATAGGTTACAGGATTAAGCCCCGTAAGATGACAGATATATCGACCAGCAGCCATGCCTGATCGTTTCGTTAAATTGTATGCCGCTTCATTCCCGACAACCTCCGCGGCATGACTGGCAAATAGGTCAGTCAAGTTGTCAAAGTCGAAAGGGTTCAGCCCGGCGGCCTTAGCGATTGCCTGTGCCATGTTGAGCTCGGAGACTGCAGTAGCCATATAATTCACAACGACATTACTGCTGACTGTATTACCACTTGCGTCGTACAGGCAGTAATGGAAGCCTTGCTTTGTTATATTCTTCACTGATGCAAATACAGCCGCCTCTTGTGGGGTAAGGATTACATATACATCCTCGCTGAACTCTTTCATAAACGTAAAAGAGTTCCAGCCCGCACCCGCGTTTGTCAATGTGCCAGCTTGTTGCTCCGGCATTCTTAAAGAAGAATCAAGTTGTCTACAAAAATCCGATTTTGTCCCTTTGTAGCCATTTCTCTTCAATACCTCATAGGCATCAAGGCCAAAAGGCAGTTGCGTTAATTCGTCGAAGTGTGTAACGCCATCACCAACGACAAAATTCTTTGAGTCGCCAATCACTAACCCCATTTCTCCCTCGGCTAGAATTGGATTAGACGCAATCCATTCTTCTAATGTCCCATTCTTTATTTGTAATTGATAAGCCATATTATTTTACTTTTCCAAAATTTATTACTTGTTCTGCTGTATGCACACTATTAGGCTTGCCGCAATCAATATTTGTAGCCAAAACAACCCCTAATCCAGAATCTTTATATTGACGCGTCTCTGGTTCCCAGACCTCCCATGTATTTTTATCTGTTATACGAGGAGCTCCCGGAGTTAAAGCGTAAATTCCGGTATCAACATACTCCCGCAATTCATCATTCCAGTTCTCCCAATTCTTCGTATCTGGATTAATACGGGGCGCCTTGCCGGGATAAGCACAAATTCCGGTATCATCCCACTGACGGGTAATGACATTCCAGACTTGCCAGTTATCCGTTTCCTCCGAAACGCGCGGAGCCTTACCGGATGTCATTCGATCTAACAGATCATTATAATGAGTCTTACCGTCACCGATCTTCACTACAAGCGTATCAGTTTCCCAAATGAGCACCCGATCCGGTACTATGGGGTTCTCTGCTTCCCATTCAGCTTTTGTTTTTGCTATCTGCTGATAGACATATAATCCTCCTTTTTTAGCCATATCATTCAAGTATTCCGTTATTCAACATTACCTTATCTTCCATATCGTTAAAGTCCATAGGACTACAAAGGATCACATCAACCGGTAGACGGCTACCGCCACCACCAAGTTCATCCCATACCGCGCCATCTTCATTCAAATCATACAATTTATAGAAGACATATTCTTCAAGATCGGGATCGTAATACCAACGTTCATCACCAATAGAATAAGAATAAGTAACCCCGCCATACTCATAATGAGTATCCTCGGCTGTTGGCTCATGGTCAATATCCAATACCATTGCCCCCGATTGCCCCTGTAAATTAGGTGTGACAATTGTTCCCGCAACAGACGTTATCTTTAGTTTGTAAGTATTCGGGGTATTAGCTTCATCTTCCACAACTTTCACATCGAAGCCTCGCAAATTCGGGGTATCAAATTCCCCAGCCGCCGATTTAACGTGCAAGGTGTAGGTATCTAGTTTATTTTCTTTGACTGTTACATGAGCGTCAATTGCTTCGGCCTGAACGCCGGTATCAGCTCCCTGTATATTCCAGCGCCCCGTATCCTTGTCAATAGTTGGACTAAGCCAATCGAAATACTCTTCTTTGGTTTTACCCTCAAACTCCGGGTATTCCGTCCAGACCTCATAAGAGGATTTGCCCTCTGCACCTCGGAGTTTACCCTGATTATCCCATTGCCATACGCCATCTATAACCAGCCAAGCATAATACGAAAAAGGCTCAACCGCTCCTACCGCATAGACTCCATCGACCAGAGTGCCATCCGGTACTGCAGCTTTCAGTTCGTCCAGCGTGTCGTAACGACCAACTATTTTAAAGGATGAACCGGTGTCGCCTTTTGCCTGGATGCCGGTATTCTTGTATTCTTGGTCAGCAACGCTCCACTCAAACCAAATACCACCCATTATTTTCATCGGGTGGGCATTCAAATCCAGTGTGATCGCAGTTGCAGCCTTGGACTTCTCAGTCGCTTCTTCGGTGTCAAGGATGGCCTGTACGGTATTCTGCTCACGCTCTTCTTCCGCTGTTACCCGTCCGGCTTCTGCTTCTTTTCTGGCTTTCTCTGCATTTATACGGAGCTGCTCTTCGACAATACGACCATCTTCTTTTTCGGAGCGGGTTGTCTCTGAGGTAATACGCAACTTCTCGGCTTCGATACGCTCCGTTTCCTTTTTAATGCGCTCCTGTTCAGCTGTCTCACGGTCGACTTCTTCGGATGCACGCGTAGATTCAGCCTGATCACGCAAGCCCTCCGCTTTATCACGTTCCGTTTCTGACTTGTCGCGCAGAGTTTCAGCGATAACGCGAGCCTTCTCGACTTCAACACGCTTGCCTTCCTCGGCAACGCGTCCCTGCTCAGACTGTATCCGCACGAGTTCGGCAGCTGCGCGCTTGGCCTCTTCGTCAACCCGAAGCCCTTCCACTAGAACGCGGCTACTCTCCGCTTCCTTGCGTGCAGTTTCTGCATTGGCACGTTCCGTCTCTGACTTGTCACGCAGTTCTTCCGCATCCTCCCGTAGAGTTTCAGCAGAAGCACGCGCGGTTTCGGCTTCGAAACGCAACTTCTCAATCTCAACACGCTGCTCTTCTGCCTTAACACGATTAGATTCGGCCAATACTGTCGTTTTACTAAACTCTTCAAAATCCGCCTTTACCTTATTCAGTTCATCGGCAGCATCCTGCGCCGGCTTCTGTAACTCCTTAATATCAGCTTCAGAAAGATCAGAGAAATGAAGTTTCAACAAATCGACCTCCTCCGCTGTCAGATCGGAAAATTTCATCTTCAATTCTTCTCGATCAAAGATGTTTATATAAGCGGTGTCCGGCTCCCCTTCATACTTCATCTGAAGCGTACCACCTACTTTCCGGAACAACGGCTTCTCTCCTTTCGGACCACGGAGCTTCTCTATTTCAATAAGGTTCTGCCAGGCTCCATTAATACCCAATTTCCATTGGATAAAAGTAGCAGAAACACCCAAATAAGAGCTAAGCCCCTGATCCCCCTTTGCCCCTTTCATTAACGAAGGAGGAACACGTTTTAGCCGCCCACCTTGTACCACCAGTAACATGTCATTATCAGACACGCTCGTTGCCGGTGGTAACATATTCGCCCTTACTATTTCATATTCTTCTTCGCCCATATCAATTAAAGACTATTACTTTTCCATTTTCATCTGCCAGTAGCCCCAGGTCGGGATCTTTAAGAACCCGGTACCTAACATCACCACCTGCATCTATCCAGCTTACGACCGGGATAACAAGCGAGATAGTAAACCGTACGCCAATTTCATCACTGCTCCATTTTTCAACCGTAAAGTTGGAGCAATCCGTATAGTAAACCTGAGTACTGCCGGCCAGTGTATTAATATATAAATCCTGTGTACCTGGTCCAGTCAGCTGATTAAAAAACGCCTGATAGTTATTCATAAATTCCTCGACACTCCCGGCAAGCATCCAAAGCGACAGATTGATTTGCTTATGCTGTGTCTTGATCAATGATAAATCAACTGTCCGGCCATCCGTAAAGGGATCTTTCATGGCCGGATATTTGAGTATATCATCCTGTTCATCATCTGATCCGATACCGAACTCTCCGAAATCGATACCGTTGATTGCATAGTGACCACGAAGGAAAATGCCGTTCACCGGATAAAGAACCGGCTGGATGAATAGATCATCTTCGACGAAATCAAGGCTGAACGTAGACAAGTTGCGTCCAGCGTTGAACGGGACCGGCATGTTATAAGCAGAGTTCGCACTTAAACGGAGCTTGTGAGTTATACCGGGAATAACATCAAATGCACGGTAACCGGTAGCCGACAGATCGCTGATCAATTTACGATACGACCTCCAGAACTGATCAGGGCTGTATGCATCCATAAGAAACTCGAATTGAACTTTACGTGCATCAAACTCCACTACCGATAAATCCGGATCAATGCCATCAGACTCAGCCCAATTCCGATAACTAACCGACTTTCGCCTTGGATACTTCAATAGGGTATCGAATGAGCCTTCCAAGAGCGTACAGTCATACTCTTTGTATATATTTTTACCATCGATCGTCATCACATTTTAACTTTTACATTCAACGTATTTTCGAGTGCATCCGCCGTTCTATGCGAAGATTCATACATCTTATCCGTATTACCTTTAATTTCCGAAACCGCCCCTTCGATTTTATCGGCCACCTCCTTGAGTTTACTAACCGTCTCCTTTATTGCTGCAACATCTTTCCATCCCTGCACTTGCTGATCACGGATAAATTGCATCTGTTCGCATATAGACTCCACAGCAACTCTCTGAGCACCGGTCTGTCCGGCCAATAGATCAATACTCTCTTGGCTAGCTTTTGCATAGGCTCCTTTCATGGAGTTGTCCGAGGTATCTTCCGTCGTGTCTTGATCTTTTGGCATCAGGTCGATGCCGTTGGCACTGAAAGCCTCTTCCAATTCCTTCCAAGCATCTTGAAATTGTTTCCCCAATCCCAACACGTTATCTTTGAAATTCTTTGCCGACTCAGCAGTAAGTTTGTAATAAGTATTGCCATCCTTGTCCTTCTTCTCCATTGACTTATAAAGGTCTGCTGTCATTTTTTCAAGAGGACCGAGCAACATATTACGGCGAAGCATACTCTGGGCTATACTTGCAATCGTTTTATCGATATTGGCTTCAAGGTCTTCCAGGGCATTATCTATCGATGGATCGGTAACGGAATTTACAATCATGTCTGTTATGCTCGTAAAATCCAAACCGAGAACAGTATCCTGAATCTGATCTTTAAATTCTTCTGTTTTGTCGATGCCTTCAGCGATTGCATCAATATATTTTCGCAACCCCTCCGGAAGACGGGCGTAAACCTCCGGCAATTTCTTCAACGAGGCCAGCTGTTCATTGGTCATTTGGCTTAAATCGGTCGTGTATATGCCAACTTCGCGAAGCTCCTTCACGTAGCCTTTCAGCATCTTGTTCGCCTTGTAACCGTCGCTATGAGAGAACATACCGGAACCGGCTCCCATTGCCTCATTGAACAATGTACGGCTGGCAGCAATAGATTTGGCGATATCCTTTGTTGTGTCAATTATATTCTGGCCAAATGCCATACCTCCCAGCTTATCAAGGAGGGCAACCTGGGTATCAATAAGATCGTTGATTGCATCCATGTAGGTTTCATACCCTTCAACCATGGATTTATCAATCTCTTTCTTTGCTGTAAACAAACCGCCAACGATGCTGATCAATTGACCGGCAGCCGCAGATATACCACCAATTAACCCACCTTCGGCAAATCCCTGAGCGATATTACTAACAGCATCCAAAGCCATATCCAGTTCGTCAGAGATACCACCGAATGCTGTTTTCAGGCTATCGGTTACATCGGCAACCATCTGCATCTTACCCTTAAAGCCTTCAGCATACTCGATTGCTTTCTCTTTCGCTTCTTCTTCGGACATACCCAGATCCATAAAGCGCTTCTGCAATGCCTTTATGGCTTTTTCATCAACCAGGTTATTGATTGATTTCTTACTTGGTTTTGACAGGGCTTTATCATATCCTTCGACGGCTATCTTTAAAAACTCTGCATCTTTCTTGGACTGTTCATCCCCCATACTTTCAAGGATGGTTATACGCTCCAAGGCATATTTACGTACAATCTCCGTTTTCTGTCGCTCGGTCTCTTCGACAAAGTAGGTATCATTGGACTTGTTATCAAGGTGACCAAGCTCCACCTGTTCTTTAAAATCAACGGTAGATACGGCAGATTCTTTCCGGGCATATTCCCGCTCCGCCTGTTGCTTTCTGATGAGCATTTGAATAAAATCGCCTTCTTCCTCTTCTCCTGCCTCCTTGGCTATTTTGATCTGCTCTTTGTAGTAGCTATCTATCTCGATCAAACGATTATCCAGCTGGTCTCGGAAATGAGAATCAACATCGTTTTGTATCGATTTCAACTGGTCGGCATATTCTTTTGTTATATTGGCAACATCGTTATTTCGCTTATCCTTAGCAGAGTTTTCACGATCGGTAAAAGTAGAAAGGACAGCGGGATCCTCCTTGCCTTTGGTTTCTTTGATTTTCTTTTGATATTCTTCCTTCTCTTTTTGAATAGCCGCAATAGTTTCCTTGTATTCTTGATCAGCCAAGAGGACACGCTTATCCTTGCCGTCCTTCATGATAGCAATACGATCGGCTTGTAGTCGCAACTCATTATCTAAAATCAAACGACGAAGTTCTTTCTGTTTTTGTAAGGTTTTATCATCTACTACAGTGCCCTTTACATTTACTTCAACAGCATCTTCTACTTTCTCATTCTCAGCTTGTATTTTATTAATAAATGGCTCATATTGTTTTTCTATCAAAGCTACAGCCGTTTCTGTATCAAACACACTCCTTACGTAATCCTCCATAGAGGATGCAAAACCATTTCCCAATTTTATTCTACCCGAATATTTCCTTTGAACGTTTGCATAAGCTTGCTGCCACGCTTTTTCCCAGGTTGAACCGCTTTTTTGAAATTCATCCGTAGTCTGTTTAATATCTTCAACCATTGCATCAACTAAACCAGAGTTTTTAATTCGTTCTTGTAAGCTTTTACGCATCTTGGATATCGCTCCGGCTTGTGTTTGTACACCTTCTGTTACAATTTTATCAGTTGCAGTGTTACGTATTTTTAATGCGATCTGTTCTTTCAGAGATGTATTAATTGCTTTATACGCAGCATTAATATCATCTAAACTACTTTCTTCTGTAAGTAGATTCGGAAGGTACTTTCCATATTGAGTATTTATTGTATCAATAATTTTCTTTCAACAGTGCCTTTATTTGCTCTTCCCAAAGCATCAAACAATTGACTCATTGAACGTTCTTCTTTCAAACATTCCGCATTAAATTCAATAATTGTCTCATTTAATTTTTCCTGATTCTTTTGTGCCTGGGTCTGATAGGTCCACAATTTATACAAACCATATCCCAATGCAGCAACGGCTGCCGCCATTAATGCATAAGGATTCTTGAGCATCGAAGCAGTTAATGCATCTGTTTTGCCTTTCAGTACAGAGAGTAATGCTTGCATTTTAGTTAACCCCTGCATGTGAGCTAGAGACGACTGGTAACGAAGATTTTCCACAACCATTGCAGCAGCAACTGAAACCTTATAAGTTCCCCATGCAATAGCAGTCAATTCAAGTAATGTTTTTAACGTTGACAATGAACGCTCCAAATCTCCATTAGCAAAGGCTTCATTGAATGCCTCTGCGACCTCTGACACTTCCTTTAATATAGCCTGCCCCATTGGGCGTAAAGCTGCCTGGATATTATTCGATAATAAAATCATTTGGTTACCAGCTTCATCTTTCATTTTTAGAAAAGCTGCTTCGGTAGCTCCTACGGAGCTTTGCAATTCTTCCAGATCAGACGCAGCGGCTTTTGCGTTTTTACCAGTCAAAGCTAATGTTGCGGCCAAACCTTCATCTGTGCCAAGCATCTCTTTCATTTTTGAGGCAGAACCAGCGGCTTTGTCGTTTATTAATTGTAAAGCATCTTGGAACGTTCGACCTTGAAAAGCGGCATCTCCCAGCTCTTTTGCTGTACCTTGGATGGCTGCTCGCACTTGCGTCATGGCTTGCGAGGTTGGTGTACCCTGCTTGGTTAAAGAGGCTACAGCACCTAGGACTTGATCTATGCTGATACCATAAGCAGCAGCAATAGGAGCTACTTGAGCGATAGATGTTCCTAATTGGGAAAAGTCTGTTTTTCCAAGTCTAACAGTAGTAAATAATTGGTCAGATACTCCTTCTGCTTTATCGGCAGACATTTTATAAGCGTTAAGTATCGTTGTTATAGCATCTGCAGCAGTTGCAGTATCCGTTAAACCTCCAACAGCGGATTTAGCCGACACCTCAAGAACCTTCATTCCGTCCGCCCCATCATGCCCGGCTGAAACAATCTGATATAGTGCTTTTGCTGCTTCAGGAGCCTTAATAGGAATTTCCTGAGTAATCGCCATTACTCGGTTCATAAAGTCGGTCATATTACCTTCTACCTGCGTGGAGATCGTTGCCACTTCCAGCATATTCTTCTGAAATTCCTTTTCAAAATCGTATGAGCTTTTTGCAGCACTGGCAAACGCTGTAGCAGCACTAATTCCAATACCGGAAAAGACATCGAACGATGTAATCTGCCCGGCCATAGCTTTGATTATCCCTATTGCCTCCCGGCGACCAGCGTACAACCCGGAGTTATCGATCCCGGTAGCCATATATAATGCTCCGTCCCTATTTACTATACCCATAGAAATGTTTATAGTAAAATATAATCAGATCAATAAAAATTTCAGACAAATAAACTTCCACATTTGGGAATTGTTTATTATCTTTGCATCAAAGAGAAACAAACAACAGAAATATGAAAATCATTGATTCAGAAAAGCTAGAAAAGTTCATCCGCAAGCACGCTGATGCAGACAAGGCAATCCAGAAATGGATACAAATATGTGAGGCCGCTGATTGGAAAAGCCACTCTGACTTGAAAAATGATTTTCTTTCCGCAGATTATGTAGGTAACAGCCGATATGTATTTAACATCAAAGGTAATAACTACCGGATTGTTGCAGTTGTAACGTTTTTCGCTGGTCGTATGGTTATCCGTTTTATCGGTACTCATCCGGAATATGACAAAATTGATGTAAAAACTATTTAATAAGGAGGGCGTATGATTATTAAAAACGATGCTCAGTATAGAGAATATAAAGAAGCTATGGAAGTAATTATCGCAAAAGGAACTAAACTTGGCGATATGGAACTTTTATCACAGTCGGACAAAAACGAATTTATCCGTCTCACCGATGCGATCCATGAATGGGAAGCTGCTTATCATCCACTGCCCGGTAAAGTCTCCTCACTGATAACAGACGAGATAAAAAAGCAGATGGTAGATAAAAAGATCAAACAAAAAGAAGCTGCAAAAATGCTCGGTATATCAGAGTCCAGGGTAAGCGAATTGTTGAACGGTAAACGTGCGCTTAACCTGAACATCGCAAAACGCTTACGTGATTGTTTCGGAATCCCAGCAGATTTCATCCTAGACAATATCTAATACAAAAGCCCGGCCAACTTCACAGTCCGCCGGGCTTTTTTGCCAAAATTCAAAATTCATCACTATGACAAAACTTCTCTACTCTATTCTAATATATACTATATCGATTTCATTTTCCTGACCTTTTTCTTTTGTCCGGTGTCAAAGTCCGTTACTTCAACCCATTCGCTAGGCTCTGACTCACTCCCTGCTGTACCTTTATCATCCGGGTACAACGCTTTGTTTCGCTCATTCACAAGATAGCCGTGTTCCCTGAGCATGGCCAGGATCAGGACAAAGCTGCTGTCTAGTATTTGATCATGCGTGTAACCGAAAGCCTCATTACAAACGGCTAGGAACATGAAACTACTTTGCGGCTCCGGCTCTTCCAGGTCTCGTTGTTCTTTTGAAGGGCTATTAACTCCTCTTCGCTTAGCGGGCTCACAGCTTCCAGCGCTGTGATAGTACGAGAAAAAGGGTTGCATCCGATCCGGAACAGTATCGCATTAAGAAGAACATACAAATCCTCCCAGGTACAATTATCCTTTAAAACCTCCCGGAACCAGGCCGGCATATTTCCTCTTTTGTTGTGAATGCCGAGGCAGACGATCTCAAAGATTATCTCATCGTACTTTACCATCAGGTCGGCGATCTCATTGTTAAAGCCTGTATCCTTATTGGCTACCAGTATTTCCCGGTCTTGCTTATCAATATGCAGTAAAAGTGGTTTTATCCGGAACCAGGTACGAACCGTAATCGGAGTAATAACGATACTATTCCCTAGCTTTTTCCCTTCTGGTAACAAATCTAACCGGGTAAACTCAAAAGGGATCTTGACCGGCTGACCTGCCGCCACATTACTTTCAATCTGAAGTACTTGTTTAACGCTCATGTTTTTCTTTAAAATATAAAAGCCCGAGGTTATCCCCGAGCTTTTCTTGATTTACGCTTAACTACTGTATTAGCCATTCAGCCCTCAGAAGGAGGAGCCGGAACTGTAACAGGTTTTACCTCACGGCAGTAAGGCGCAGATCGAACACCTGCAGAAGAAACAGGAGTCATAATGGTTGCCTTCACCAGCAATAAATCAGTTTCTTCTTTTCCTGGAGCCTGACTCAAACGACCGGCAATAGAAGCCTTGACGAATACATACTCTGTATACTTACCATTATACGGAGAACTCTGCAATTTAATCGTTTTTATAATTGTAGGTGTTGAAACAGGTGCTTCCCATTTATCTTCAGTTACCGTTCCCCCACAATGAGCCTTAAGCTCTTCTGCAGTAGGAGAAGGAATGGTATATTCGATACTTGAAGGATCCCCCTTCTTTGACACGACCGCCCACGGGTCTTCTCTCCCCATAGCCGTAAAGCTAATTTCTTTAGGTTCTGAGAAGTTGAAAGTCACAGTATCAATTTCGGGATACTGAGTATACTCTGTTCCTGCTACACCATCACCTGGTTCTGCAACTCCTAGATAGTCAATATCTAATGCTAAACTTCTTTCCATATTATTAATCAATTTCCGTAATTACTTCAAATCTTATATTCGTACAATCGAAGCCTTCTTTTGCTTCGCCAAGAGATTCAGACCAGACGATCCGGGATTTCCAATACATGCCGAAAGGAGGTGTTATATTTCGTAGTGCTGACTTAACCTTTTGTACCGCTCCTTTCATTAATTGTCGGGCAGGCATACCGTTCGTTTGCTTCTTTACGAATACGTTGATATTGACCGGTCCTTTATTGACTACATCCGTTTCACTCAATGCAAGCATCCGGATTGTAATATGGTTCTTTGTTTCCCCATCTCCGGAACAATCTTTATACAAGACGAAACCGACTCCGACCGGTTCAACCGTATCGTACACAATATCCACGATATCAAACTGATCTGCCATATCAATATCCTTTCTCCGCTAATTTGTCAAATAACGTTCGACTCTGTTTCTTGATCCAATCCTCTGTATGTTCCGTAGCAACAGAGATAACATCTAGATTGTCAATTGCTTCCACATATTTAGCATAAGGCATAGCGGCTACACCAATCAATACCCACCCTCTCTTATAAAGAGGAATCAGATCCGAAACCAACCGTTTCGCTTCACGCATACCAGGATGACGTTCGGATCCTTTCTCTGATAACTCGTAGTTCTCGGTCAATATATCGCCATCCTTAACGATCACATAGCCGATTGAACTACGAAGGTTACCGGTATGATCCTGATAGTTCCCTTTTTTTCGAGCAATCTTCACGAACTCTTCCCCAGCACGTTGCAATAATTTGTATATCCGTTCTTCCGCCCGATCCACAAAGTAATCGAACAAACGTTCTACCTCCCTATCGCTCCACATAGGAGTCAAACCACCTTTCCTTGCCATAGCTATACATAGATTACGGAATGAGACTGAAATGGCTCCCAGCAGATAATATCGACATCCAAACCGATACTATCAATCCTAATGTGCTTTGCATCCGGCACCGGACGTGACTTTGTAGAGAACTCACCATGCACGATAAACTCTCTACCATCGGCATTCTGCTTCAACTGCTGCCCGCTATTGGAAGGAAAGTATTGCCCAGTGACCTCTATTTCCGTCGGTTCTCCGGCAACCCATTCCCCTTTTACCAATTGTCCAGATTGAATTGTAACTATCGCCGTATGTGAATATCGCTTTACCATCTGTTACGGGTCCTTCCTTTTGGTACCTCAATCTTGTTTCCAATCAGCTCCGCTTTCTCCGGTTCTCCACCTTCCCTATACAGCCGTTTTGCCGTAGCCTCGTACCACGAACGGGGATAGGTAACGGATAGCTTGTTTTCCGTGAAGTCCGGCAGACCGCCGACCATCGAATAGAGGTCGGCTGCCACCAGCTTTTGTTTTTGAATATCGATCGTCTTACTATCTTCTGTACCTTCAAAACCGCGTCCCGGTAAAACGACGTTATCCAAAAACTCCTCACAGTCGGACAGACCGGGATAAGCAAGTATTGTATCTCGAATCGTCTTAGTCATAATTGTTACTCCCCGTCTGTAGTATCCTGAATTGTCTGGTCTTCCGGATCAACGGTTTCGCCCAAGAATGTTGCCGGAATATCGTCTGTACCCTCGGTATCCTCGGAAGCGTTCCAATCTTTACCATCCACCTTCATAATAAACATCGCATCCGGGTCGTTCACGACAGGAATAGCATTCGCCTCCGCTTTTGTCCATTCCTTGAACGGTTCCAGCTCAGACCACTTGGTTACCAATACCCAATCCTGCTTGACCATGAGGGCAATCTTCTGCAAGGTAGCGGAAGACTCGGCTGCAATCGGTCCGTGCTGGATATCTCCGACTTTCAAATCTTCCAGGAAGCATACACGTTTACGTTCCCAGGGATTGATTGTTTTACGACGATGGGCACTGTCTTCGATACGGACTGCTGGATTCACGGTGATAATCTTCACCGGAATCTCCTGTTCGGCCAGATATTCGTTGATGAGATTCTTTGTTACCAATATCTTGGAAGACGAATTAACCCATGCCTTTAACGTGTCGAACGTGGATTTCTGTTTCTTTAGCAAAGAGAAATCAGCCACGTGCATCACTACATAGCGGATCGTCACCCCTTCGGCAGAAGCAGCAACAACCGTATCTTCGATATCCTGCAAGCCGTTGGCAGTTGAAGCGTTGCTCCAATCTACAGAAGATTTACGCTGGTTCTTCTTCGGCATACCACACCCAACAAACTCGGCCGTTACAACACCACCATTATTCTTGGCTGACAGATGGAATCCGGCACGGCTCATAAGTTGCATACACCACCATTCGAAACGGGCACGGACGGAATTATATACAAAATCCTGATCTTTGAAAGCCAGATTCAATAACGCCAACTGGTCCGCGTCGCCCTGCGCGTCACGTTCCAATTGTTTGTACTCGTTGTAATCGCTTTCGTTCATACCACGCTTAACGGCCGTCTTCGGAATATCACCGGACAACTTGCTGATCACCTCGCGCGTCTTCTGCGGAGCGGAAGCGTCGAAAGAGATCACGTCGGCCATTACCGGAGCGCCCTTCTCGCCGGTCAGTGTCTCCCACTTCAACGAAGTCTTTCTTTTTACCCCGAAGAAGTTCGGGAAAACGACCGGTTTCACATGGCGGGTATTCAAACGAGCCGCCATATTCTTTTTATTCACCTGCTTAATTAAACTTCTTTCCATATATCTGATTTTAATGGATTACACAAAACGGATAAACGACATTAATGCCTTCAGGTCCTTATCTACCGGAAACGGCATACAGGATTCGTTTACCGTACCTCTTACCAATAATCCGGACTGCTGGTTGGCTACAGTCAAGTCGACTTTATTCATCGTGACGACCAATTCGCCATCATAAGGCAACTTGGCGGCTTTCGCAGCTTGCTTGTCTTTAGCCTGAACCAATACCAAACCTTTTGCAGCAGCACCTATAGTCGCTTCCAACGTGATCGTATCGAAATTCGCATTGCTCTTATCAATAGCCGTGATTTTATCGGATGCGCCTGTCAACGATCCACCAACCGTAACGAAGTCACCCACACCGAACAGATGGTTCTTAGCCACCTTATACGCTGTCGCATCGGCTGCAGCAGCTTCCGAAACCGTAGCCGTCTTCAATACATGAAACAGCCCTGTTTCCGGATCTTTTACTACAATTACAATCGGAGGCAGTTCGTCCAACGCCTTGCCATTGAACAAAGCATTCTGCAAATCCCGACGGTCAATCGTACCGCCACCAATCACATCCTCAATAATCTTTTCAATTCCGGGAGGATACTGGAATTCTCTTTCTCTTTTTCTGTACATAACGTTACACTTTACTTGGATTATTCAATACCCAGGTTTACCACACCGGGATTATTCGTATTACTGTCGACATCCTGATCCATCAGCTTCGCCCAATCCGCTTCGGAACGCTCCGGAAGATCCACGGAACCGGGAGCATAATCACCACGAGCCACAGCATCATCAATAGCCTTTTGCTGGATTCCGGTATATTCTTCGGACAGCACCTTAATCTGGTCCTCGATGGACGTTTCAGAAGCCAAATCCACACGTCCCAGCCAGTTATCCGGAAGATTGGCATCTTTCAACTGCTTACGAACTGCTTCTTTCTTAGCCTCGTTTGTCGAGTTTGTAATAGAGTCACCCACCTTCTTGGCCATATCATCGACGCTCTTCTTCATACTTTCCAGATAAGCTCTGACTTCCGGACTAAGACCCTTCAACAACTCTTCTTCCGTTTTCTTATCCTTGTCCTTATCCGGATCTTCTACCGGTTTACCGTCCTTCAATCCATGTTTAGCTTCGTATGCAGCGACAGCAGCGGTTTCAGCCGTATTTTTCGCTTCGTTTTCCGCTTCCTGGATTGCCGGAAGAACATTATCTTTGAATAGATCGACATAAGCCTCCAATCCTTCAGCCTTTTCTATTTTGAACGTCTTCTGAATACGTTCCGCATACTTTTCGGACACGCCTTTTGTCTTACATGCCGCCTTGATTAAATCTAAAATTGTCATAACCGTTTTCTGTTTAAAATATAAGTGAGGGAAAGTTTTTTCTTGCAAAATCCAAAATAAGTACTCATCTTTGTGGCGTTCAACGACCAAGGAACAATGTTTTATCATATGAATTTTCCGTGTAGGATTTTTTATGCCCGTATCCCAAGTATAAAGATATTAGGCTGTCAAAATCCCTACTACGTTACCTATACGTATAATTCGTATAAAACGTGTTCCTTGGTCGGAATGGGAGGCTGACAGCCTTTTTTGTATCTTATAATTTCATTAGTAAAAATGACCAAGGAACATGAAATTACAAGCGGTATGAACAATAGTAATACCACAAGTACGTCCACCCACGAAACGGGTAAGTACTCCACACCAGAACTACAAGCTGCATTCAATACCGGCCGAGAGATAGGAAGAACCGAAGGAATGCTATACTACATCAAGCACACTTCTGAGAATATGCAAAAGGAGGCAGAGAAATTAAATTCGAAACTACAGGCACAAAAAGCGAAAGTATAATAGAGATATTACGTGGCAATTGAGTAAACAATTTAGAGGGCATCGGGTGTATTCTGTAAATTGCCACTTTACTACAGAATCCCCGTTGCCCTCATTTTCTTTAATGAAGCAACCATTCAGCGAACTCCTCATGATCCATCATAACGGGCGTAGCTATGCAAATGCAAAACGGATGCCATCCGGTAAACTTGAAGTTTTTCGGGTACTGACCAGTCTTGCCATCACATACAGGACATGGACCGTGATTTGAAGGAGAACGTTCTACTTCTATTCCGGTCACAAAGTCCATATTTTGCCAACGTTCGTAATCGGCAGTTCGAAACGCTTTATTTGTTTCCGTTGCTGCTAGTCGAAGGGTATTTTTGTAAGACGAGCGATAAACACCCTGCCCCGGATGATAGTCTTTCATTGGCTGGGATAGAACCAGCTTCCCATTCGCATCCCTTACCCGTCGGAAACGACGGTTGGGTTCGTTTAGCAATTGCCGTATATCTTGGCTGATCAACGCTGCCGGACGGCCGGAGGACAGACCCGAAGAAAGATAATATTCCAGATTATCCATAGTTCCATCCGTTATATCCCAGACACGGGAGGATATAGTTTTGCCAAATTCATCTTTACGCTTCAACAGGGTATTCAGCGCATCGGCATTTCGGGAAAACAACTTTTCCCTTAGCGTAGTGGATATAGCCATATCCTTGATATAACCTGTTACAAGCTCATCAGCTTTCTTATTCCCCAAATTCCATACATCGGTCGCCGTATTGGATATATTGCTGACTAACTGACTATGCAAATCATCCAACAGCCGTTCGATTTGCTTCTCTATGGCAGCATTACCTATCCACACCCGGTCGCCACCATGATCCGACCATTTAACCAAAAGAGGCCCAACCCTACGGACAAACTCGTCAAACGAATATTTGATACAGCCTTGCTGCCGGAACAAACGTTGTAGGAACTGTTGTTCATGAAACGATAGTTCTTTCATTCTCCATATCCCATTGTTAAGCCGATCATATTATTTCGCTGCACTGCTGTATCCTCTTCTTTCTCCAGCAGCTTCATTTCTTCCTCCAAATCTTCTGTTAATGGAGAACGGGCAGTGACTGTCCGCTGAGCGTTGATAGGCTTACCGCCATTAGCGATGGATAAGGTTTGCAGGGTTTCAGCCAAATCATCCGGAAGTATAGAGCCAAATTCCACATCAATCAAGTTGTTTACCAGCTGGGGACGATACTTGATATTGGTTATATTGCAAATCCCGGCAAGCACGACCGAAATACAACGCTGAACTACCGGCCCGAATACCTCCATATTATCACTAGCCTTAATAGTGGCATCCATCAACATAAATTTGCGGGCAACACCGGACAAATCACCAATACCTTTCAAGTTATCAAAAGAAAGGTCGGGAGTAGATGTGCCTGAATACTGCTCATTTTTCGTTTCTTCCAGCTCCTTATCAACAGACGGCTGGGAGCCGGTCCATGTCAAATAATCCGCATCACCATGGTATTCCTTACCGGTCACCTCGTCGACCTTAATAGGAAAGTTGATGTCTTTACCGGTTGTCTCCTTGGATGGTAAATCTGAATCTCCGTACGACTTCAAAATCGGCTCGGCAAAATAATCGTTAGTATCGGCCATACGGGACAAGCGCATTTCCCGCGCATCCATAATGCCGGCCACTTCATCCCATTCAGGCTGGAATACATCTGCATACACGACCGGAATCTTACCAAATAGGTTTGGAACCTCTTTTATAACCCAGCCGCCCATCTCATCAATAGCTGTTATAATCTTATCGGCTGTCCAGATAGTGCAACTATTCCGGAGCATACCATTAGAATTTACCTGGTAACGATGAATGAAAGCATCCAAATCGTCGTTATCGTCAAAGTGAGGATAAAACTCGGAAAAGGTATTTGCATTACGGGGAACAGAAAGCGTCTTTACCTTTAGCTCTGTAACCAGCTTTCCATCCAGTCCTTTTGATATATAAGGATAAAATACAAGGGCGGCCTTACTCTCGGAAAGTACCTTTCTGGCAAATGATTTTAAGACAGACTGCATCTTCAGCTTGCGTTCCCAAACACGTTTGAACTCCTGAAAGCCATCGTTCTGTTCTGTACCTGTAATAGTCATCTTCCCTCCAAATAGGAAGGCTGTGGACGTTCGAACTTCCTTCTTCGGGAAATTGGTAACAATGCGTGCAACATCAACAATCTTATCCTCCAGGCGCAAAGGATTTCCTTTATCATCCAGCAGTGTGTCTGAATAAACAGCTAATCGCTTAGGTTCACGCCAGCCAACAGAGGTTTTACGACGACGACGCTCACCGTGATATTCATTGTAGTATTCCCTTGTGTCACGGTATTCAATGGCATCAACGCAGAGAGAGCTAACCACCTGACCGAAGTCGTCATTTGCTAAAATTTCGCTTATACTGGGCATAATCGTTTATGCTAAAATATAAGCATAAAAAAAGCGTGGCCTTAAAAATGACCACGCTTTTTTTATTTATTCTTACTCATCTAACCCTTCTTTTTTCTTTCCTCTTCCGTTTGTAATTCTTCTCCAACTAAGTCAAAATACAAATTTTGAAATTGATGTAAATACTTTATTGAATTCGTCATAGGCAAAATAATAAAACCATTAGGGGCAATATCTGTTACATAAAGAAGCATAAAAACACCATTATCTTTACCTATCCCCAATCCTAATTTATCTAAGATCTGTGTAGAATAATATTTTTGCCCTATCAAAGTGAAACCATAATCCAACAGTATGTTTTCATCAAGAGGAATAGGTTCTATAAAATGAATATCGCACGGATTTCCTTTAACATCGTCTAAACTTAAAAAAGCAGGTTGAATACAAAATACTTTTTTCCTTTCTTTTTTTAATGTTCTATTATCGGTTTTATAAACATAATTACCGATTCTTACTTCTCTAGTATCTATCATAATATTTTGATTTAATAATTTACAAAAATAATATATTATCTGGATCTAGCAACCTGTCTAGTCCTATTACTTTGGCACAGACCGATAAATTCAACATTTTCAGCAAGGATAGTCATACCATCGGGTGCATCATCATGTTTATTGCCACCCTCTTTCTTGTAGCTGGTTAGAGCTTTCATAAACCGGTCATAGTCCGAACCTTTCTTATACTCGCCTTCTTCCAGGAAATAGCAATGCTTCTTGATCCAACCAGATTTCAGCAAGATACGGGTTTCTTTATTGGCTGTGGTCGGCTTTGCCTGGATAATACATTTCTCGTTCTTTGCCTTTACAGCCTTGCGGACATTCAGGGCGAACAGACGGCCACCGTTATTGCTTTCGATACGCATATTGTCGCAGCGGGTGTCAAGAATCAAGGAAACTAACTTCGGTTCAGTAATCTCGACATTGTCTTTCGTAAACAGGACATCAGTAATGAAATACTTTGTACCGAATACTTTGGCAATCGGTGCACAAAAATCGTCGTCTCCTTCGTCGGCCACGTCTGTCGCACCAATGACGCCGTCCGGCTGTTTGCCCTCAATATCCGCCAGCTTGAATCGATTGAGCTCTGATTTAGGAAATAACAATCCTATTGCCTCGATCGGCTCCTGCATATACTCAGCACACCAAATCATGTCCTCTGTTTCTTCCCGTAGTTCTCGGTAATATTCCGTCGTATGTACGTCCTCGCAGAATGATTCGTCGTTTTCATCTAAGGCAGAGATACGAATAATCTCGTCATACTTCCCCACCTCTTCCATACGGCCGAGCACATCTGTAGCCGACCAGCGAGTACCAATATCAATAGAACAACAGTTCCCCTCGATACGGGAATCGTGCGTTCCCTGTTTCCAGCTCCAGACTTTTTCATTGTTGGTGTCAGATAAGGCATCTTCCAAACTCTTGTACAAGTCGTCGGTCATGGCAAGCATGGATGCACCGAAACCGATCACCGTACCTCCAACACCAGCACCGAAGTAACTTACCTGCCGGGCAGCGTCCAGACTCCAACCATGGACGTTTTGCTTATCACCACGTAGCTTTACATCGGGAAATACTTCTTTAAATCTGGAAGACCGGACAATATCGCGCGTATCATAGGAAAGCTTATTGTACAGAGTATCGGAGCAGCAGTTACGCATAACCGATTCCTCCGGGAAGTGCCCCAGCATCCAGGCAATGAAAAGTGACGAAATGTAAGACTTTCCGGCACGAGGTGGCATACTCACGGCGAGCCGATAAATCGTTTTGTCAGAATAAGACTTATATACACGCGTGAAGGCATCGGCTACCTGTTTTAGAAAAAGTCGATTTGCAAAGAATTTCGGATCATAATACAAGCAGTATGACCAAAAATCATTTTTCGCCTTCCGGCGTCTTAGCACATCCGCTGCTTCCGCCATCAACAACAATATTTCTCTTCTGTTTTTCTCCATTGATAAAATCCTCTAATTGTTCGTCTGTCATTCCTTCAAACTTACTAACAGGCGTATTACTATTAAAATTAGTATCCTGTCTATTCTTCCAACGTTCCGGATTTCCATTTGTCAGAGTAAAAATGATCGCAGCAGTATCTGGTTGTATATGCTTCTTAACTATCGTTTTTTCTTTAATCTTTGGTTTCTGCTTCTCTTTACCTGTTTCATCAATGATCGGTTTCCCACTATCTACATATACTGTTTTCGACTCTTCAACATCATACCCTTGAATTTTCTTCAAAAGGGATTTCTGTGCTTCTGCAACAAAGAACTGCATACGGTCATCTTCTGCCTTTTTTATAGAGTCGGAAAAGTCGGATTTTGTTTTTATCCAAGTATGGTATGTATCTTTGTGAATACCGACCAAATCGCAGATTTCGGCAATAGTATAGCTATCCTCCCGGATGAGAGAACAAATCCGATCAACTAAACTTTTACTATACTTTGCCATTTACTTTACTCCTCCTTATCTTCCTTGCTGAACTTGAACATGGAGTCCGCCATATCAAGACAGTTCTCCAATTCATTCACTATAGCTTTCAACTCAATGTACTTGCGCTTGTCTACCGTTGTAGATAGACTCTCTACCCCATTCATCTTTATTTCCAGTTCCGCAAGTTGCTGACGCTTACGCTCCAATCTCTTAGACAATACATCTCTATAAATCATACACAGTTTTATTTTCATGGCGAATCTCCTTTTTTGTTATTCGCCAAAGTTATCACTCATCCTTGAATAAATCATCATCCGAAAAGTCAAGTTCGGGAAAATTTTCCTTTATTTTACTCGGATCACCTTTGTAGAACACAAGCACATTTTGGTGCTGCTTACCAATCTTCCGGCTATTACTAAATTGCTTCCCGGCTCTCATTGCCAGGCTGCCTATGTTATTAACCAATATCATTTCATTGTAATAATGCAACCCCGCTTCCTGGAACGCGGCAATCGTATCAGGAACAAAGCTTCGGTACACGCCACTCTTATCGCGAACCTCTCCTACGACAAACACGGCGAATCGATCAGGCTTCAACAGAGAACAACTCTTCATGATGATTTCTTTATACGCTTGCAAGAACTCAGGATAATCCATCGTCGATAGGTCTGCCGGATCATCACTGTACACTTCCAGATCGGCATACGGAGGACAGCTAAAAACCAAGTCAGCCTCGTAACCTTCAGCCAGGGTATCTATCTCTACACTATCTCCACAAATCCACAGGGGTGCGAACTTATGACCACCTCTCCCGTCGAACTCTTCCCCTAATACCTCTGCAGCATTTTTACAGTTGGCTTCGACCTGCTCCGGCCTTAGATCAATACCATAATAAGTCATATCCAACATAGAAGCAACAATGCCACGAACGGAGCCACCGGCAAACGGATCCAGGATATTACCATTCGATACATTAAACCACCGGTAAGCCAGCTCACATAGTACCGGGTCAAAGATCGACGTTCCGTCCATAAACGGGATACCATGATCCTGGCAGTACTTCTGTAATTCATCCCACGAAGGATCAACTCCTGTTTTTTCTCGAATCAAGTTCCGGGCTTCGTAAACACGTGGCGGCTGAGCGGATCGATTAAATGTGATTTCCTTCTCCCGACCATCATCGCTCTTAATACCTAGATCAAGCCAAGCGCGTTTCCGCTCCTGCCAGGAACCGAGTTTAGAATCAAGTACAGAGAAAGGCGGAATAATGAAACGTTCTTTCAAGCTGCCAATACGCCCCTTGTCCGGCTTTACATCATCAACGGAGATATCATCAATATTCAAATCATCCACCTTAAACTCCCAAGCATCCAGCTCGTCGGCACCGAAATCTTCCACGATTGCGTCAAAGTCAAAAACTGACGTATCAGATGTGTAGTTGTCGGCCAGGGCAAGCGCCTTTCGCCGGGCATCTTCTGTCGACAGGTCGGTACGCTTGATTGCGATCAACTCCGTTCCATCCGACTCTATGATGCGAACTTTCAATCCGAGTGCTTGCGCCTGTTCGTATACACCGTTCCCGGCAATCAAGCAATCATCATTATCAAACAATATTGAACGACCAGCTCCACATTCTTCGAGGCTCTTCCGAATCAGACGTTTGTTCTTATCCGTGTGAATACGATAGTTTCGGGGATCATACTTTAATTCTGCCATACTTTTATTCTAATATATAATAGGGGAAATTCTATGAACCAAGATACTGCTGCATCACCCGAATAGCTTGCTCAACGCTCCGGACAATTACATATTTGCTCCCAGCGAGCTCTACCTGGCGCTGGTATTCTTTCTGTTCGGCTGACTGTTTGCCTGTTGACGTTTTGAACTCAAGACAAAGGGATGCATACCCTTTTTTCGGGATCTGCAGGATTACGTCGGCTACGCCACGTTTAACACCTTGGCACTTCATGTTTTTCGCCTCAATCTTGTTCCGGCTGCCACCGTTCGGCACTGCGAAAAGAAGCCGGTCCGGAAGAGAGGGAAAGAACAAAGGTACTTTATTGAAGAACTCAGTCTGAATCCGGGCTTCCTCATTGTCGTGGTGCCTTTTTTGCTTAGGAGGGTTCTTTTTATCAGAGTAGCAGTTATAGCAGACATATCCACCTTCGGTCTCGATCACAGATACCGTTTCTCGGCCACACACAATACATTTCTGCTTTTTCATATCTTAGTTTTACATAAGATATATAAATCCGTAAAAGAGTACTAGATAAATCAGGACTAACGATTAATATCTAATGTTAGTCCTGACTTTGTAGCCCTTCAAAGTTTCTGATCAAGTATTTTGTTTACTTTAATACCACCAAGGTTACCTGATTCTAAAGTTATACTATTGTAAACATTGTTCCAGTTTTCGTTTACAGCCAAGAAGTGAAGTAATTCCCGGTATATTTGATAAGTATTACCAATCAGCCTCTTACGAACATCATCATCTTGATTACCACCATCATATCCATAAGAGGCGTTACGACCAAGCTCAGGATAAACAATCCTTTTGATAGCATACAAATGTTCTTCTATTTTATCTCTTTTTTCACAACTATCATCGTGCCGAGCAAGAAGGGATGAAATAGTATTTCGCAACTCCGGCTGGCCGGCAGCAAACCGGCTAATATCTTCAAGACAGTTTGCTATTAGCAGAAGCTGTTCTCTATTTACTGTGATTTGATATAAATTTTCCTGCTTCATATATTCACTTATTGCGTGATTTGAGCTATTTCCAGTTGTTCGGAAAAAACGAACAACTACTATCAAGATTAATCGGGATTTCCGATTAATCTATTCCTCAAAAATTTTATCTACATCTTCATCGTCCATCTCCTCAATATCTTTTTCTTCTGGCTGATAATACACCGCCGTATTGGTATTCTCCCAGTCCTCTTCATAAATATTACTATCGCCCGCTTCGATGGCTAATGCTTTTGCTTCTTCCTTGCTGTTTGCTTTAACAAATACACCTATACATCGATGTACTGTTACTTCGTATATTTTCTTGTCGTCCATAAATTCAGTTCTTTTTAAATTAGATCCATTCTCTATTGTCCCAGCTAGGATCAGATAATCTTTGTTCACCCAACTCCATATCGGATAAGCGTTCCTCAAGAGAATCAATGTCCTTAATCAGTACATCACGCGGAGCAGCACCTTTAAACTTCCCTACGATACCAGCTTCTTCCAATTGGTTCACTATCCTTCCAGCGCGATTATATCCAATTCTGAATTTGCGCTGTATTAATGATGTGTTAGACATTTGTCTTTGAACTACTAAAATTGCAGCAGCTTGGAAATAGTTATCATATTCAGTCATTTCTTTGTACGGTTGCCTATACACCATAAGGTTCAATTATTTTTATGTTTGAGCCTTGTTAGGCTACATCGTTAATACTAATTTCTCCTTTCAAAACTCGCTCTACCTGCCTGTCGATTATCTCCTGAAACTCAATCTGGCAGATAAGAGTACAGTCCGGTATAATCTCTTCAACTGGGTCACCGCGCCATGTAGGTAGCTCGTCCAGGAAGATACGTCCGTCTTTATCTTTGAGGCATGTTGCACCAACATCACGCTCAATCTGTGCCATCTGAACAAACACTTCCGGAAAGTCCTTTCGTATCTTGTTCCAGTACCCCATTCCTCCTTTCACGCAACCTATGCAGTTATTATTGTTGTATCCCATCGAATACATGACCGGTTGTTTAATCCCTGCTTTCCAAAGCATACCAAGCGCTTCCGGTTTCGTTATCTCCCGCTCTATAAGCGGGAACAACGGTTTCGTTTCCGGATATTGCTGCTTTAGTCGAATTGCCCGGTTAATTTCTTTCGGGTCGAAGTCGAAGCCCCAGACCTGGCCGTCCCAACTGCCAAGTTCTTTCTCTAACTTGTAGCGGACTTTCTTCTTTAGTTCAAGAGTGCAAGCCGCACCATGGGCACTGTTTATCCAGCCTTTCCGAAGCACATCGGCCACACAACTATATTTATCGCTTCGGATAATGTGGATTGGCTGACCATACCAATGTTCACAGTCTGAAAGAAAACGAGCGTTATCCGGATGCCCGGAGCCAGTCTCTATATAATAAACTTGCACATCATTGTACAAGCTCAATGCTATTTTACAAGCAACAGCGGACGTTGCTCCGCAAGAAAACCATGCAATTACCATAACTCAGTTCTTTTTAGGTTTGAATTACATTACATCTCTATAGTTTTCCGGCTCCCAATTATCAGTATTGCAATTGAAGCAATACCCCGTTTTAGGGTTTGTTTCATGCGAATGAGATCCGCATGTTTCGCACCAATAGCGCTTATCAATGTCCGGTTCCAGTTCTTTATTCTCCTTTCTTGTCTTTTGGATTCGTTCTGTGAGGATATCTGTTAAAGCAGGATTATCGAAAGCTCTACCATCATGCATTAATATGATTTCATCAATACTGTTATATCCGTATCTATTCCAGCAAATCTTCTTAACGATCTCCTGTTTTGACTCCACGTCCAAGCCAGGAACTATTTCATCTAAAATGTCGGCAACGGAATTTTTATACGCTTGGTCTGCATCAGAGACAAGCTTGGTTAATCTGTCAATTTTGTTCATCTTTTTTTAGATTATAGCTGTTGAAAAATCAGGTGTATCATTTATATTGAGACTGTTTTCAATATCCACACCACACCAATCTTCTGGATCGCCTCTCTTTTCACCGTCTACAGACACATAACCAACACCCTCTATCATGTATTCTGTTCCGAATGCTGTAATATACCATGCTATTTGGCGTAGCATATCTTCTTCACTTGCACCGTCCTCTATCGCTTCACGATAAGTTTCAAGTGAATCTTTAAACTCTTCCGATTCTGGATCGTACTTCATACTAATGGTCGCGCTGACCTCTATATCTATTTGTTTCATGATTTTTTAAATTTACGCATAATGGAATACAAGGCTCTTAAATCTTTATTAGCTCTTTCCAGGTAATCTTCATCTTCCGCCCCTTCCATATTACCTTCAATTTCACAAATTATAGTTTCTTATTTTTTAATATTTACACCTTGTATTTACGTTCAAAATCATACTTTTTGAAATCATGTTCAGCAGCCTCTAACAAAGAAGAAGTTCGCTCACCTCGTGAATCTTTAAACCGTTCTGCCTCCTGGGTACTCGTATCGCAGGCCGTTGTCATTCGGTCATTGGTATATTGATTTAACCACTCAAAGATGACCTGCCCGTCGATCCGGTCAAAGACCTTGCCGTAATACCCTTTCTTCGCACGAGTAAAACATAGCTTGAAATCATCTGGCTTCAAGAAATAAAATTCCTCGATAATCAAATCAGCCGTCTGAGCAGCTTGAGTATCTTTCATCGTCTTTCCAACATTGAAAAACATAACTAAATCAATGATTATGTTTACCATAAATGCCCGAAGTTTCATTTCTCCGAAATTTTTGTTCATTACAGCAATGGAACAACTCGGAGATTGAAATACATCATTAACCGTTTTCGGGTGTAGGGCATTGTAATATGGCATCGGCAAGGCTCCTAAGATGCTCAAGGCTTGCTCTGTTGTTTTCGGCATTAGTTCTACCGGCAAGACTCCTGTTGTCGGGTCTATGCTGGCCAGGAGCTGTAATGCTTGTTGTTTGTCCATTTTGATATTTTTCTAAGTCACGTTTTGCCCATTTACGAAACGTGAGATTCGCACTAACATATTTTTTCAAAAGCTCTCGATAGTTATGCATCGAGACAAGAGTATCCTGGATTAGCTGAAGGGGAAAATCCTTCCTTATCCGCTCGAATTGTTCCTCGGTAAATGGCTCCTTAAGTTTTGCCACATTCGGAGCATTATCAGCAATCCATTGTATGAACTTTTCAAAATTCTCATTTTTCGGTTTCTCCGGCTTCGGGTCGGGGTCGTGCGTGCTCGCACGCGTATCTCCCTCCTCTCCTTTACAATCCTCTCCTCTCCTTTCCTCTACAGCAGGAGTATAATCGAATATTTCCGATTGTTCGAGATCATTCGCGAATGTTCCCGGATTACTTTGATTCTTGCCGGAAAGAACGTTTTCTATTACTTCTGCCGGAATTTTTGACTTTTGCGGTTTGTCAATGCGCTCACTGGAAAAGTCCATCACGTAGTAGCTCTTGTTTTCGTATTTAAGAGGTACAAGGATAGAGTTCTCAATCAGTTCTTGCAGCCACCCAGAAACCTGCTGCTTACGAATATCTTCGCGGGCAGGAAAAACTTTCGACTTAATGATAGTTTCATTAGCAAGAATGACACCGCTATCATCAGCAAAGTTCTTCATGCCTATATAAAGCAGACAAGCCGGAAGAGATACGTTCGAAAACCTTTCATCTTCCCAAAACTCCGGTATGATCGTTCTTATTCTTGGCATTTTATGCAATCATTTTCTGACGAATCAGGTTCATATTCTTCTTCACTAGTTTTACTATATGGTCGTGATACTCGCTTACACCATTGCAGACAGCACGGGACTGAACAATATCCATCGTTTCCAAGTTTACCTCTATTGTCTCAATACGCTTTCCATCGGTATCCTTAGCTGACAGTATCAAACATTCCGGTTTATTGTAATACCCGTTTTGATACACGCAATGATGCATGGCTTTGCCTTCCTGATAAAATTGAGTAATACTCTCCAACGGGCAAATGACAATGTTACCATCTGTGATTTTCATCCCGAAGAACTTTTCCATCCGTTCATAGAAACTGGCTATATCCTTCATGAGTTTTTCACGCTTACGGATAGCATTTATACGATCCCTTTCCTGTCTCTGTTTGGCTTCTATTGCCGTTTTCTTTATCATGAGCCTATCATGTGCAACTTTCAGGTTCTTTGGACAGACATAATAAGCATTACGCATATCCTTACCGAAATAAGACAGTAAACATATGTAGTCTTCCCACATGGACGCATCCTTGATAACATAATGGTTGCGGTTGCAAATATTGAATGAAGGCTTATAACGAAGCTGATAGGTACCAATCTTATACATGTGCTTCAACATGGATATTTGCCCGGTTTTGAGACAGAGTTCTACATCATTGCTTCCCTCCAAAAGGTTACGTATCAATTTCGATGGAGCAACATCTGGAAACCGTCGATTAAGTCCCCGCTTTTTCAATTCCAGAAGCAACTCTTTCCTTGGGTATAATTCTCCATGTATCGCATATAAATCACCATGATAATTCCAGTAACTACTACCGTATTCACTTTTAATACTGAGAGGGTCACTATATATCCATCCATTACCTCCCATATTTATCGATCGAGCCATGATAGTACGTTTTCCGTCTTTTCTAATCCACTCCTGAACAATTTCAATAAACATATAACTCACCGAAGAGGCTCCCTTTCGAGCATTTTTCCAACATAGTATATGTCGAACCACTTGAAATCCGCATTTCACTTGTAAGACAGACATACATACCTCTTCATGGCTCTTTTGTTTTCGACTAACCTTTATATTCAATCGATGATGGCAATAAGGACATTCAGTTTTGTCACCCAAGATAGTTACACCCAATTCGCTATTACTTGTATCTACCCATGTCTTACCGCATTCAGAACACCATAGTTCATTTTTACACTTGTAAGCCAGATGTTCAAATACATATTCTTTCGCCCACTCTTTCTGAATATCCGTTATAGCAGGAAGTTTACCGCTTAGCTCTACAACCAGCCTTTCCAACTTATTCCTCGGCTTCATAATCAGAACAGACTCATTTGTTGAACACTTTCATCTACCTTTTTCTTAGCCGGCTTCTTTTTGAGCGATCGGTATTGTTCTTCGGCCAATCTCTTGATGGCAGCCTGACGGGCAGCGTTCTTTTCCTCCTCCGTAAGTTCTACTTTATGGGAAGAAGAAACGGAGCTACCCGCAGAAACTTTTTCTATCTTAATATTCTCTTCATCGTAATAATGTACGGCCATGCCAAAAACTTCATCATCCTTCATAACCACCTCGGTTCCACGTTTACGAGCTTCACCTAATATATACCGGCAACAATCATCAACACTTTTTCCCGGTTTTGCATACGTTGCTGCAAACAATTTGTCGTCAACTGCGCGTTGATCCAAATATTGCTTGATAACTATTTTAAAATCCTTTGGTGCTTCCATATCATTGAATTGTCATAGGCATTAATAAATAAGTGAGCTCTTGACCTTCCTGCTGTTTTTCCGGCATTATCAGAATAGCAGAATTGGGCTGATTAAATGTTAGCTTGGTACGTTCAGCGTCAATACAAGAGAGCATCTCTAAAATAAGCGAACCTTTTACTCCTATCTTAAATTCATCATCTTTGAATTCAGCAGAGAGCGTTTCTTCAGCTGAAGTAGAAAAATCAAGATCATTTGCTGACACAACAAGTCGGTCATGATCAGCTTTGAACAATATAAGGCATGTTGATTTATTTGAAAAAACAGTAGTGCGCTTAATTGCTCCTATCAACTGCTTTGTATCTACCACAAGCTCCAGGGGATTATTATTAGGAACAACAGCTTTCCAATTAGGATATCGGCCTTCAACGTTTCGGAACGAAATTTCAAAATCCCCAAAAGTAACAACAGACCAGTCTGTCCCTACCTTTATTTCCAAATCATCCGAAGAAGCCGGTATAATACTTTTCAGTATAGAAGCCATAGGCCGGCTTACAATAACCGTAACTTTATTGATGCAGGACTCCTTTTTGTAGGAGAAAGAACCCAATCCATGTCCATCTGTTCCTACAAAGGTTAGAGTTTTAGAAGAAGCCTCAATAAGCACAGTACTCATTACAGGACGGAGTTCGTCTTCTGCTGCCAGGTTTACAACCTTGGCTATTCCGTTATAGAACTCCTCGGCAGTCGTATTTATACAATCTGATGAATCAAACTCTTTCTTATTGGGATAGGAAACTGTTTCATAGCCCATAAATTCAAATTTACCACCGAAATATTTAATTAGGATCTCTTTATTATTCGGATTTATGTAAATGTTTAGCGGTTGTTCCGGAAGAGTTTTTAATCCATCCAAAATTGCAGTCGGAACACATACAGACATGTCTTCGTCAGAAATACATTCCAAACTTGTCATTATTCGCCCTTCACTATTTGAAGCTGTAAGAAACAACCGACCTTCTTTTGTTTCAAAGAGATAATTTCCGAGGATCGGTAGAGAGGGTTTCGAAGAGATAATCTTCGAAAGAAGCTGCAATTTGTTCAGCAGCGCAGTTTTTGAGATTGATATTGTAGCCATGATTTTAATAATTAAATTGATTTACGATACATCCTATTTGTCTCATACTTACGCCATATTCTGCAGATAATTCCCTGTATTTATAATTTCCTGTTGAATATTTTTGACAAATCTCTTTTCTTTGAGCATCAGAAAGCTTTGAGCGATTGTGTTTTTCTCCAAAGTGTCCGAAATGCCCGCTTCGCTCACCTTTAGCCTGACGGTTTTTGGAGTCCCTGTCAGCCATATTTTCTTGATGGGTGGCCCAGCGTAAATTTGAAACATTATTATTTTCTTTATTGTCATCCAAGTGCATGACACAAGGAAGATCCTTTGGATTGGGCAAGTATGCGATGGCTACAAGTCTGTGAACTGACATTAATTTTTTCTTTCCATCAACATATAAGCATAAAAGCAAATATCCATTTGGGTGCTTATAAGGACTCAAGTACAAACCTGTGTTTACATTAAAAACCCTACCATCAGCTGTTACGTGGTAGTTATCAAAATCTGGAATATTACTTTTGATTTTTGTCATAGTGCCAAATTTTATGCAGGCACCAGGTAAGTCGTTATTTATTGGGTGTTTACGGGAAAGAAAGAAGCAATGTGTATAAACACAAAAAGTTGGACTTCAAACTTTCGTCTAAAATCCAACTCGAATTCTCTGCTGCAAATATAGGAAGCTTTTTTATACCTGCAAACATTTTGCCTTCTTTTTTTGAGATATTTTTTTAAGGTAGTCTAAAACAGCCCGATTTGATTTGTCGAATATGGAGTAATCAATCTCTATATAAATATCAGCCATCTTATAATCATTGTTCACATGACCAAGGCAAAAGTCCACATCCGCTTTAGGAACACCGGCTTTATTCCTCGCAACACTCGCCCAGCTGTGCCGGATCCAGTTCGTTGTTAATTCGCAGTGCAGGTTTAACTCATTTGCGATCTGCTTTAATCCCTTATTGACTGCTTTCATAAAACTTTTATGACTACAATATTGCCGGCGAAAATATGACAGGAAAGCAATATCACTATACTGTTTTATAAGAGGCTCCAATTCCGGTTCTATCCTAATCGACAACGGGAACCGGTACACATTATCTTCAGTTTCGGTTTTGCTCCGCTCATATTCAAGCCGGCCTCTTTTAGTTCCTCGCATCTGGTACAAGTCTTTTACATTTATTCCCATCATATAAAACATGATCATAAATACATCACGCGCCATATTTGCCCTTTCGGTCGAGAAGCGTCCATCCCGTATCCGGATTATGTCTTCGGCAGAGATCGTTTTGCGTTCTCGGCGATATTTGGGTACTTTCACCTTTGAAAACGGATCGTTTGGTATCCGTATGATATCATAATCTTCATTATTATAATATGCCTTAGCTTTATTCAATAGAGACCGAATCGCCCGAAGATAGTTACTGATACCACCTGGAGAAAGCGGTTTTCCTCCCTGGCCAGAGATAGACAGCTGCTGCTTAAATTCGTTCAACCGTTGAGCCGTTACATCCCGAACATCAATCTTTTTCCGGTTATAAAACCAGCATAAAGAGTTCAAGGCTGTTTGATACCATTCCCGAGTAGCTTCTTTATCCGTTTTTTCTATAATACCATTGCAGAAGGCTATAAAGTCTATGAACTCATACTCCGGTTCCATAGCTGCCGTTATCTGCTCCTTGACCTCTATACAGCTCATGCGTGATACTCGCTCGATGCCAAGCTTAATACAGACACCACGATACTTTTGAATCAAGTTACCGAGTTCGTAGTTGAGTAAATCCGCATCCCGGTAGCCGGAAGTGATAACACCATCTTTACCCAGGTAGTCCTCCTGTATATAATAAGGAGTAGAAATATACTGCGATGCTTTGTTATGATAGATACGGATCTTGATATTTTTTGTTCCGTCTGATTTTATATGAGAATTTCCGGCCAGAACGACCGCTTTAAAAGTTGCCAT